CCAGCCTCGATGCCCTCGCCAGCCTCGATGCCCCAGCTAGCCTTGATGCCCTCGCCAGCCTCGATGCCACCGCCAGCCTCGATGCCCTCGCCAGCCTTGATGCCCCAGCCAGCCTCGATGCCACCGCCAGCCTCGATGCCCTCGCCAGCCTTGATGCCACTGCCAGCCTTGATGCCACCGCCAGCGATCAGCCGTCGTACAATAATTCCAAGTTTCGCGAAAACGCGCCCAGCAAAGACGATGTCTAGCTCCTTAGAGTTGATCTCTTCGACCTCCAGGACATCCTCCGTCGGCCCGACTTTCTCCAGCAACCAAGTCGCATAGTCTGTGTGCCCGCCTGCCACCGCCTTATCCAGCATATCTTGATATTCCGCTTTGCCCTCTGGATAAGTCTGATCAAAAAAGTCCATGCCGCTCTCGCAAGCTCCGAGTTGTGCGAGATGGTCCCGTGTGATGATAAATTTCCCTGTCATTGGTATGCCTCCATTACTTCATAATCAGCGCTACCGCCATCACCACCACTAGCAGCGCCACAGCCCCTACAAACAGCCGCTGAACCCTGGCCGTCTTGATTGCCTCCCGCTTCCACCGTACCCGGCGGCTGTAACTGGCCGCCGCCCGCTGGCTGGGTGTCCAGTCTGCGTCAATGATTTGGTTTTTCATGCTTGTCCTCCTTCTCTTTTAGCAACTTGTTCAGCAGTTTCACACATTCCGCTAAAGTTTGAATAACTTCCGGCCAGGTCGTACCGTGAGCCGCTCGATCCAGCCGGTCAATCAGATGCCTGTTGTTTTTTGATTGGTCCTCCAAGTCCAAAATACTGTCCTTCTCACTCAAGGTTTTCTTTCTCTCTGCCATAATTTTTCCCTTTCCGGCTTGACAGAGAACGTTTGTTCTAGTATCATGTGTCTATCAAGCCTGATTGCTTACTCAGTCAGGTCTGGTGGCCTCGGTCAGTGTCCCATCACTGGCCGGGGCGTTTTTATTTGGTCTTATCCGCTATCCACGCTTCGAGCTTCGGCCCGTAGATGTAGCACCACTTCGGTTTGCCTCCGCTCATAACGCAATCTCCAAACGGGAATACCCCTTGCTGGATTCCGTCCCGGATCGTATCCGGGGAGATACGTAGCCCTTCAGCCCGCAGGCGTTCAGTCGCTTCCGCAGCGGTCAACGCTTCGATCATGTTGTCACCTCCTGTTGTCCTTCCCTTCCCACCGTGGTATACTGAGTTTGGAAGGGGGTGAATTTATGGATTTCCCACCGTTTGATAGATTTAGAGAAACTTTAACAGAAGAAAGGCTTGCTGAAATTTTTTCGGATATACACCAATTAGAAATTATCGAAATAAAGGGGTTAACTTCCGAAAATATCAGCGCCTTTATTTCGAAAATCAGGTATGATACAATTGGAGCATCTATCAGTGCGGCCATCGACCTTATAGGTGCATATCATGAATGGCTTTCGCAAGAGCTTTCGGATCGAGCTTAAGTTCAATTTCCCCATTCCACCGCTGGCCTTGTAGTGCAAGTACGAGGTCAGCGATTTCTTTTGCCTCGGCCTTGATAACGACCTCCATCAAGTTCACCTCCTTTTCCAGACCGTTTTATCGGACACATTAGACAGTATTATTTGGTAAATTCAGGATTTCCTGAATGGCCTGTACAACCCTCGGAGCATTGCGCTTCCCCTTCAGAATCTTGTCCATGTATCCGCTGTCCGCAAAAAGTCCCGTCCGGTTTGTGATCTCCTCTTCAAGCCACTTCTGCGTCTTACCACGCTTCAACAGCTCCGTCTTTACGCACAATCCAAACGGCGTGAATTTGCATGAATCCACGAAAATACCTCCTTCTGTACATTTAATGTTGACAAGTACTTAATATTGTACTAATATGTAAACACCACCAAACATCGTACTTTATTTCGTGCTTGCCATGACTGCATTATAGTACTAGATTAAGTGCAAGTCAATAGTTTCGCACGAAATTAAGTGCTTTTGTAATCATGCACAAAACGGAGTACTTAATTATGAACAACTTGTACGAAAGAATTTTTTCCTTATGCTCTGAGAATGGGATAAAACCCGGGAAAATGTGTGCGGATTTAGGAATCAGCAGAGGGAATATTTCAGACCTTAAAATGGGAAGAATTGAAAGCCTATCAGCAGATAAACTGGCAAAAATTGCAACATATTTTAAAGTATCTGTTGATTACCTCTTAACCGGCACAGAAACAAAAAAAGCACCCACCCAAGAGGGTGAGCGCGACATTGATGACCGTAAAATCAAAGCGGCATTTTTAGGAGGACTGGCTGATGGCCTTTCCGATGAAGAAATCGATGAATACTGGGACGATGCCCGAGACTATATCGGCTACAAAATCCAGCAGAAGAAGAACAAGCCTGATTGATCTGTACGATTTTGCGGAAGAAAAGGGTATTGACGTAGACTGGATTTCCATGCGAAAGGCTGCGTCTATATCAGTGGAACTGCCGGACGGCTCCTGTTGCATCGCCATAGACCCCTGGAAGATGGAAACCATAGCCGAGGAAACCGTCGCCCTTGGCCATGAGCTGGGCCATTGTTCCACGGGGGCCTTTTATAACCGCTTCGCAAAACGGGACATCATGCAGAAGCATGAAAACCGGGCTAACAAATGGGCAATACAAAAGCTTATTCCAGTGGAGGACCTGGATGAAGCTGTGGCGGCTGGGCATACAGAACTATGGGACCTGGCAGATTACTTCAACGTCACCGAGGATTTCGTGCGAAAGGCCGTATGCCTGTATACTTACGGAAATCTGGCGGCAGAACTGTATTTTTAGGGGAAAATGTTGTGGGCTTTTTTAATTCTTTGTTCTCTAACAAAAGGTACTATGTACCTTACGGAATGACACCCCAAAAGCGTGCCCAAGAACTTCTTGAAGATGCGAAATATCACGCAGATGAAATCAACCGCTCAACAGATGTTTTCGATTTTTCGTATTCCTATACTAAGTTAGAAGAAATCACTTCTGAACTTATATGGCTCAATGAAAAGAAAAAAGTTTTCATGTATCCATCGCCAGCGGAGGGCTGGGAGAAGATACAAGATAACATGGAAAACACGATAAACGACTTCATTGATCGTGCCGTAAATTCAATATCTAGTTCTAATTTTGATAAAGATATACCTAAGATGTTGAAAGACCTTTTTGACGAAATAAAGTCCGATGATACTATGTCTGTTCTGATAAACCAAGCAAACATAGATAAAATGAACCGGATTATCCAAAAAGAAGTTGAAAAGATGAATTTTTCTATCGAAAAAATCACTCTTGGCCTACTCGGGTTTAAGAGTAATATTGACGTTTCCAAAATTAACCCTATGAAAGTCATTATTGCCCTTGAACAGAATATAAGCAATTTATATACTTCTTTTTATATGGGTGCTCTTTCCGCAGAGCGAGGAAGCGAGATATTTTCTTCCTTCAAAAATGCATGTCTTTCCTCTAAGCTTCCACTGATGGCAGAGGTTCGACTGGAGTCTTTGTTTGCAGAATACGAAACGAAATTTAATGCTCCAAATCCAATTTCTTTGGCAGATCAAATGAGTGGCACTGAATTTGAACAGTGGTGCGCAAGTCTTTTATCAAAAAATGGGTTTGAAAACATACAAATAACTCCTGGGAGCAGAGATCAGGGCGTAGATATTGTAGCCGAAAAGGAAGGCGTGCATTACGCAATTCAATGTAAATGTTACGCTTCAGACCTAGGAAACAAACCTGTTCAAGAAGTGTATGCAGGAAAAGAAATGTATGGTTGCCAAGTAGGCGCTGTAATGACCAACCGATATTTTACTTCTGGCGCAAAACAATTAGCTGAGAAAACTCGTGTTTTGCTTTGGGACCGAGACAAGCTGATAAATATGGTGGATGCGCAGTAAGTGACCCAGCCTCTGGAGGGTAGTAAAAAGAGGAGGAAAGCAATATGCAAACATTCTTTTCGTTCGCTTGTGTTGTTGCGTTGATTTGCGCCATTGTGTTCGGGATTAAGGCGTTCAAGAAGAAGCAAAAGCAAATGATTATCCCGTTTGTCGTGGCCCTGGCCGCCTGTTTTGGGGCCGCCATGATAGCATCCCCTCCGGATGATACTGCCGACACTCAGGAGCCATCCGAGGTCGTAATCAACGAAGAACCATCCCCATCACCCGGCGTCGTGCTATCCGAGGTGCCGGAACCCAGCGTAGAGCCGTCCCCCTCTCCCACTCCTGAATCATCAGAGGAACCGGAGGAAACTCCTGTTCCCACGCCCGTGCCGTCGCCGTCTCACACTCTGGAACCTACCCCGGAACCCACGCCAGAGCCGAGCCAGGTAACCACTATTCGGGGACATTCATCGGACACTGTCGTATATGTCAGCACTAGCCATAAGATTCATTCTGTTCCTGACTGTTCCGGGATGAAAAAATACACGGAAATGACGCTGGGCGAAGCAGACTCAAGAGGTTACGAATACTGTTCAAACTGCTGGTGAACAAAAAGAAGGAAGAAATAAAAAATGCCTAACATTCTTGTTACCCAGCCCGCCACGGACTGGGCATCCAATGGCGTAGATATTTTCGTAAACGGTGAAAAAATCGGGGTGATTGGCCCCGGAGAATCAGTTATGGGCAAGAGCGATGGGCCATATGAGATAAAGGCGGAGTGTGGCCTTTGCTGGGCGAAATATTGCGGAGATGATGATGTCAAGCTAAACATTGTATGGCCTTTCAATGCACCTGAGACGCGGCCAATGGCTATCGAGCCAAGTAAATAAAAATCCGCCCCCGATTACCAGGGGCGGAAATCCTAAATATATTCTTCAAAGTATTGTAAGGCTGAACACTCCAATAGGATTTTGTTCCTTGTATGTCAATCCCTTTCCGTTGTGTTCCTTGCGATATATTGATCTAGTTCATTCAAGTTGATTGAGTAGTAATTCGTCTTTCCATGTTTCGTTTTTACAAGTAGATTTTTCGGCATCTGCTCCAGCTTGCGGGTCAGTGTTGTGCGGCTAAGTGCTGCATACTCCAGTACCACGTCAGTCGATACACCAAATTCAGAAAAAAGTGCTGCTTGAATCAGCAGACTATAGATTTTCTCCAGTTTTTCATCCTTCTCAGCGCACAGGTCTCCTATTCTTTGCCAATACCTGTTTAACCGTACAAACCCTTCCTGCAAGCTTTCCTTCAACTTTTCTACTGATGTCTTTATTAAATTTAAGAACATCCTCAAAAACGGCGTCAAATCCCCAAGATTCAATGGGTTGTTGCATACAGTAAACGCCTTGTAGTAATCATTGATATTTTCTTTTATTGTATAAGAAAGTCGATAACCTGTCACTGGAACTAATTCCTGCGAGAGAAGGTAGCTACATATAAAGCGGCCAAGCCTTCCATTTCCATCATAAAACGGATGGATGTACTCAAGCAAATAGTGAAAAATTGCGATCCTGCAAAGTGCCTCATGAGATTCATCATGCAAAAATGCAAGTGCCTTTTCCATAGCTTGAATGATATTTTCTTCCGGGTATACTCCCTTATGGATCTCTTTTTGGCTCGGACTATAAATGCTCACCGACTCTTTACGAAACCATTTCCCGTCTGGTAGGTTATAAGGGTTCTCTTCCTCCACTTCTCTAAGCACCAGCTCATCGTAGATGTCCCTAATGTTCTGGCAACTCTCAATGGGGATCTCTTCTTTTGTCATCAGCATATCGTATTTCTGAACCAATCCAAAAAAGCGCTTCCCTTTACTTTTTTCCTCCAGCTCATCCAGGATATCGCTAATTTCCTTTCTGGTGCTCCGAACGCCCTCTATGCTGTTTGTCAACACAATTTCATCTATGAGGCACCTCCTGGAAAATTGGCCAATAGCCGCACCAGGTAATATGGAGCAGAGATTTGAAACCGCAGTGTTCATCCGCAAAATATCAGTCAGCATCCGGTTTATCTCCGGGGTTTGAATAAAAAATACATTGTTTCCATTGACCTGGAAATCCAAATGTATCGCATATTCACTTTGATACCGCTTTTCGTATAACGTTTTATACGCTTCCCTGTCTTTGTAGTACAGTTCTGATAAAATTGGATACTCCATGTGAACACCTCTGTTCCTTTGCAACTCATATTCTCTTGTGTAATATATATCTACTTTTATTTCTTCATTCATCAAAATGCTATGTTTTGGTGAATGAAAATTATCTTAGCATAGCTGAGCAGAAAAATCAAGCGTATTTTGGAGCGCAACAAAAACCCGCCCCCGGTGCTGGAACACCAGAGGCGGACAAGGGGCAGAAGCTTTTGCGGGCCATCTGCCCCTTTATTCTACCGGAATGAAGGGGAAAAGTCAATGAATTGTACGAAGTGCAAAGCGGCCTTGCCAGACGGTGCGCTGTATTGCCCGATGTGTGGCAAAAAACAAGTACCAGAAAAGCGAAAGGCTTTGAAGCGGGCCAACGGGACTGGGACTGTATATAAGCTCCAGGGCCGCAGGAAACGCCCGTGGGTGGCCGCAAAGAACAAAGTAGTGATAGGATACTACGAACGTAAAACGGACGCTCTGGAAGCCCTGGAACGCCTTTCTGGGAAGGATTTGACGGAGCGGTATAACATGACATTTGCCGAGGTGTTTCAGGAGTGGAGCGTGGAGCACTACAAGGAGATCGGAGTGAAGGGTATAGAGGGGTATAACAGGGCCTATGACATATTTGAACCTTTACACGGGAAAAAGTTCCGGGATCTCCGAACATCTGATTTTCAATCAGTCATAGACCAGCACATGGAGAAAACACAATCGACCGTATCAAAGTATAAGCAGTTAATTACGCAGATGTCCCAATGGGCCGTCCGGGAAGAGATTTGTACCACAAATTTTGCAAGGTTCGTAAGAATACCAGAGCGGGTAAAAAAAGAAAAGGATATTTTCACAGAAGAAGAAATCAACAAATTAGAGGAAGATGGAGGCGAATCGGCTAAAATCGTTTTAATGCTTCTTGCGACGGGAATGCGAATTGGGGAGCTGTTTTCTCTGCGTCTGGAAGATTATCACGAAACATATGTGATCGGCGGCTCCAAAACGGAAGCAGGAAGGAATCGCGTGATTCCAATTAGGCCGGAAGGGCGAAAGCACTTTGCATACTTTGCCCAGCAAGCAACCGGACCTCTCCTGCTTTCTGGTTATACGGGAGAAAAACGTCCGGAGAACTACCGAAAGCGCAATTATTACCCTCTCCTAGATCGTCTTGGAATCGAGCGCCACACTCCACATGCAACCAGACATACATACACGTCAAGGGCGGTCAAGGAGGGGACGGCCCCAGAAATACTACAAAAAATTCTCGGTCACGCCGACTATTCCACAACAGCAAATGTTTATACTCACATCGACATTGATACGCTTATCAAAGCGGTTGAGTGTTAGAAATTTGTTAGTAACCCAAATTGATTGTACATGTTTTTTACAAGTTTGGAATCCTTGAAACCGTTGTAAAATCAAGAAAAATCAATATTAGACTTTATAAAAACAACAACGGATATATTTGACGTGCAGGGGGTCACAGGTTCGAGTCCTGTATCGTCCACCAAGAAAGCCCTAGAGCCTCAAAGGTTCTAGGGCTTTCTTTTTTCGACGTCTCCAAGTTTTGTTAGTAACCAGTGCGTAACGTCATAAGGATCTGATTTTACGCATCACGCCATTATACACCCTTGGGTTCGCAACGTGTAGAGTATCCATAAGGTCGTCCATGACTTCCCACACGTCCGCTTGCCTGCGGCCAGCTATGGCCTGGACGAATTCGCTGTCCCCATATGCCTCCACCATAGATGTGTCCGCTTGTGCTGCGGAGTAGCCCGCTTCATATGCTGGCTCTGGCTCCTTATGGAGCATCTGGTTTCGGATGGTGTAAAGATTGGCCAGCTTTTGATAGGCTGGATAGCTACTTTCACCATACTCTAACCGGGCAATCTCAATATCAATCTCTTTGGGGTCCAGCATTGGACCACCTCCTTAGACCTTTTCCAGCTGCTCCATAAAACGGCGGACTACCTCTCGCTCACGGTCCGTGGTTGCGCTTTCCATAAGCTCCTGAGCCTGCTCCATCATGTGTTCTTTGGCATCTCCACGGGAATACACCCGGTCAGGATACATCCGTCCAGTCCGGCTATACCGCCCCATGCTGTCACGCTTACGGCCCCGGTAGCTGCTGCCACGGCCATAGGTGCCACGCATATCGGCTTCCCAGTCGCCGTCCCGGCTGTATCCGTCGTCCTCTTCCAGCATCTCGATTTTATCAATATTCTTGATGGTGTCGGTCAACTTGTGGGCAGCTTCAAGGTCTCCGGCGGACATCTCCGGCTTCTTGGCAATCTCGTCCAGCTCCATGCAGAGCTTTTCTTTCAGTTCGTGCATATATTCCATGTTGATTCTCCTTCCGTTTATGTGGTGGGTGTGGTGGTCCCGGGAGTCGTCCCGTCAATGCTGGCAAGATTGTTGCTGGGAGAGCAGCACGGCTGGCCAAGCATTCGGAACGAACCGCCGGTGGGCGTGGTCACCACACAAACGGAGTAACGGGTGCGGGTACGGATTCCGCAAGCGGTGACCTGGGCGCAGTTGCGCTTCGTGAGCGGGTAAAGGGTCGTGCCCGTTCCAATGGTAACGTACACAGGTGCATTGATCGTGGTCGTGTCGGGGATAGCCTGCGCCACAACAATGCAGTATTTCTCCCCGTTGTTGTATGCTCCGGCGGGTAGATTGATTTCCAAATTTCCGCCAGTAAATGTGACCGCCTGGCTCAATACCAGATTGTCACACAGGCGGCAAACAGGTTTGCAGGACATATAAATACCTCCAAAAAGTCAGAGGCGACAGACGATTAGCCTGCCGCCCCGAAGTAATCACGGCAAAGCCGGAAGATGTAAACAGTTAGCGCAGTTTAGCAGCCGCAGCCACAATTGCCGTAGCTCCCGCAGGAACCATAAGCCGCCTGGCTGGCCCAAGGGTTGCAGGTCAGATAGGCCGGGGTGGGGCAAGGCCGCAGGGTGTTCACAAGGTAATTGTTCTGCGCCTGCTGGCTTGCGGCAAGCTGCAAGCCGAAAATCTGCTGGCTCTGGGCCTGGATTTGGGCATCCTTCGCAGCCATCTCCTGGGAAGTCAGCTTGTCGAGAATCGCCCGCGTGTTGGCGTTGGCGTTTTCCAGCAGGTCGCGGGTGCTCATGTTGATGGTGTTCCGGGTGTCGCAGGACTGGGTGGCGAGGTTGTAGTTGGTGTCGGCAAAACCGCGCTCCACCTGCCGCTGGGTCTGGCAGCAACAGTCGGCAAGCTGTGCCTGGACGGCGTTGTTGCCCTGCATGATCGCCATCTGGGTTGCATTGCCATTGGTCAGGATGGCGGTGTTTACGCCGTTGATCTGCTGGGCGGTGGCATAGAACCCATCACACAGGCCCTGCTGCACGGTGTCCAGCTTCCGCTCCACCTGCGCAAAGTCGGAGGCGAGGACGTAGTTGTCGATGGCACCAGAGCCGGAGGGCGTAGAGCCACCATTTCCGTTGCCACCCCAACCGCCGCGATTCCAACCACCGGCAAAGATGAAGAGGAACAAGATAATGATCCACCAGCTGCCATCATTGCCCCAGCCGTTTCCGTTACCGTTGCCGCTCGTGGAAGAGGCGGGTACAACAGGCATCGTGAAGGGGGTATCAGTTCCGAGAGACATAGTATTGCTCCTTTCTGAATGTTGATATATTGCTAAATCGTGGCCACGATTAAAGCCTTATTTCCCGAGCATCTGCTGAAATGCCCTTGCCATGCCCTGCAATTCGTTGAATTGCGCCTGTGACATCTGGCCGGAGTTCAGAAGCTCCTGCACCTTTGCCTTTGGGTCACCCTGGAAGGTTTTTTGAAACTCGTTGAATTGCTGGATCATGCCCATCATGTTCCCCATAGGGCCAGGGAGACTGCCGCCGCCCATTGCGTTGAAAAACGGATTACTCATCTGCTCCAGCCTCCTTTTTGGTTCTGGTGGTCTTAGGTGCGCTCAGAGCGTCCACACGGGCCGCTAGAGCGTCTAACTGCTCACGGGTGGCATACTCTACCGCAGGGGGCTGCGGGGCCTGTGTGGGGCTTACAGGGGCCGCTGTGGCCGTCCTCTCCACTAGGTCGTATATCTTGGTGGTGGGCTTGCCGGATGCGTCAGCTTGCTTGAGGTAGATAACAGGTGCGGTGCTGTCCCACAGGGCAACGGCACTGTTTGGGGCCACCGGGTACTCGAATGCCGCCTGCCCGCCGGGAACCCACACAATCTGGGTGTTGTTCTGCTGCTGGGGTGGTTGTTGCATATTTTGCAACGGTTGGTACTGCCCCGCCCGAAGCTGTGCCAGCTGGTCAGGCATAGGCGGCTGATAAGGTTGGTATGGTGTATAATAAGGCTGATATCCGTATGCCATAGTTAGTCAGTCCTTTCCCAAAAATAGAGTACGATCTCGTTCCCGCTGTCCCAGGAGTCATAAAGCACACAGTCCCGGATACACACCACATGACCAGACAGGGCAAGGATATAGGTCCCATGCGGGTGGCTGTCCGCAAACTCCGCCACGGTCACGTCCTCCGGGGCCAGCTCCCGGCGATAGCCATGCCGCCGCAGATATGCCCCCCATGTGGCGTTAGCTGATGGCATATCCCCCATCAAGCCGCCCTCTACGCAGAGTCCCAGGTAAGTGGTGTACCAGTCCTGGTCCAGCGCCTTAGAAAGCGCTCGAACGGTGCAATCGCCTACGTTACGCCCAGCGGGATTCGGGTTGTAATGCGTCCACATGGCGGTTATGTTCCTCTACGTCTCTCACATACTTCTCCAAGCCCTCGTCATCGCCCTGGAATGTGTACCAGGCGACGGCATCCATTGCGCACTCCGGGTTCATCCCGGTGGCGGTCAGTCTCTCTAAGTAGGTCATATCAAAACACGTCCTTGTCCATAAAAATAAGGAGTCCGCGGGGAGGACTGCGACGTGTACAGCCCTTGTTCCCCACGTCCTCCATGTCTATATTGTCGCATAAAAGAAACCCGCATGGGTGGCATCCATGCGGGAGTTGTGGGGGAGTTATGTGGGATTTGTGGGGGAAATTTATCTTTTGGCATTTTCCCATGTTTACTTTTCTGATGGTTTATATATAATAAGAGTAGAAAGGAGGCGCTATATATGGGAACCGTTTTTGATGCCGCAAAATATATTCTCGAAAAGCGCGGAGCTATGTCCACGATGAAGCTTCAAAAGCTCTGCTATTATTCTCAGGTATGGTCTTTGGTATGGGATGACGCGCCCCTGTTCGATGAAGATTTTGAGGCGTGGGCTAATGGTCCGGTATGCCCGCCTTTGTTCTATCATAGCCAGGGGAAATTTTCTGTTTCTGCCGGCGATATGAAAGGAAACAGTGAAAATTTGAAGCCCGAGCAAAAAAGCACCATTGATACGGTTTTAGACCATTACGGAAATAAAAACGCGCAATGGCTCAGTCAGCTTACTCACATGGAGAGTCCTTGGCAGGATGCCAGAAAGGGCGTCCCGGTAGGAATACCATGCAAAGAAATCATCACAAAGGAAAGTATGGCTATGTACTATGGCGGGCTCTAAGGGGAAGATAAAGTTTGGCGGGAATCCAAAATCGATAATCAAGCAAGGCGGCTCTCCAAAGACTGATATCAGGCAAGGTGGAGATCCAGAAAGTATTATGAGAGAGCATCCATCGTGGCGACTTTCCTCGTGTGATACAGAGCCAAGTGTCAAATGGTCATTTCATGAGGGCCGTCTTTCGCATGAGTTTTGGTCCACGATTTTCCCCAAGTTGCAAGATTTTGAAAGCATGACTTGGAGTGAGATATTGATAGCCGCAAAAAAGCAAAACCACGGCTCAGATATCTCAGAACTGAACAGTCCCGCAAGGAAGCGATTGGGAGAGCTTCAAATAGAAGAAGAAGCCATACATTCGTTAAGGCTGGGCGGGCAGCTTCGGATATACGGCTTTCTGACAGGCCCAGTATACAACATCCTGTGGTATGACGATGACCACGGGGATAATCGTACTTGCGTATACAGGTCACATAAAAAGCACACATAAAAAGGGACCAGCATCTAGCTGGCCCCTTTTCTCATATTCAACTTTCCCGCCACCCGTTTCACTTCCTCGATGATGTACGCCAGATGGTGGGACACTGTTGACCTATCCCACCCCAACTCCACCGCAATGTCCATCTGCGCCCACTTCTCAACGATATATCGCCGTGCGATCAATTCATCATCCCGGTGCAAAGCGGCTTCTCGGATGGCGGTTTCAAGCTCAGAGCGCAAGAGGTCGGCTAACTCTGGTGGTAGCTTTGCTCTTGCGCTCATATGGTCACGTCCTTTAACTTAGTCCTATTTTCGTCATCACAAACACAATCAGGCCACCCACCACTGCCGAGATTACCGCCGCAACAACCGCCTCCCAGCGCTTTCCCGGCTTGCTCAGGAGGGTGTCCATTTTGCCGTCCAGGCCGTCCAGCTTATCCGTGATGGTGTCCAGCTTCGTCTCGTTGACCGCTTGCTTCGATTCCACCGTCCGCAGCCGGTCATAGATTTCAGCGTGGGCTTTCTGCCTGTTTTCTTTCTCGGACTTCATATCCTCTTCCAGCCGGTCCACGCGGGCGGCCAGAACACAGTTCTTTTCGCAATCGGGCAACAGTAGCCCTCCCTTCTAAATGGGTGGTGATGGTGATGCGGTGTCATCCTCGATAAAGCCCTTTGACTTGGCCGCTTCGAATGTAATGCCGCCCTCTTTGTGGTCGCTGGTGCAGAGGCTGAAGTAAGCCTTGCAGCCAGCTATGATAATAGCCTCACCCACACCAACCCCGGCTGTCAGCCAGGCGGCTGCGGAGGTGTAGCCGTTTGTTATACACAGATACATCAGCGTCAGACATTCTTGCACGATGACGAACCCAGACAGAATGGTCAGCACTGCGATGATCTTGTGCCACTCCAGCTTTTTGCGGCGCTTGAGCCGCTTACCCGCGGCGCTCATCGTACCGGGCGAAGAGTGCGCCCACCTGCTCCCGAGTGATTAGGTCCTGGGGATAGGTCACAACGCCGTCAGGCTTGAAGATGCCAAGAGCCTCCACAGCGGCCTGGTCCTGTTGCTGGAACCAGTCGCTGCCAGGCTGCTCCCGCAGCTCCTTCCGGTATTGCTCCATGTATTCCTTCCACTTTTCGTAGGTCATGTTTTCATCCTCCATTTCCTCCGCCACAGCTTGGCGGAAATCATCCATGCTCTTTCCAAACCGGGGGAACCAGTGTTCCACGTCCCCGTGATTGCTGGCAATGCCTAACCTAGCCCCCTCCGCATGGCAGATCACCACGCCGTCCTCCAGGGGGTCCAGCCCGTACATCTCACACAGATAGGCCGTCAGCTCCACCGCCTCCCGGTAGACGGCGGCGAAATACTCCGGGTCTGTCAAGTCGTCCTCGCAGATCTCAAAGGAGATGTGGGTGCTGTTTGCATCGTCCCCGCAGTGCCAGCCCCGCATATTCCAGGGAAGGGTCTGATAGGTGGCAATCGTGCCGTCTGCCAGCAGCCCGATAAAGGCGTGAACACAGGCCCCCACGTCAGGGCGATTCCAGTGGTTGTTGTTCTGGTTCACGCCCAAAAGGCCGTCGTCCGGGCCGACATAGCGTTTCAGGTTCGGGTTGTTTGAGCCGGTACTGTGGACCATGATCCCCTTGGGCGTGATGTACTTTCCCCGCTTGTAGCAATCATTCTCCGTCAGATAGAGTTGGTGCAGGTTCATGCTATCCCTCCCCGTCTAGTACATTCTGTACCTTCTGGCTCTGGGTGCCGAAATAAAAGGCAATGATGACGGCGTAGATGGTCATAAAATCCTGAGAGATCTGATTGGTACACGCCATGTAGGCGAATACCGCTGTCAAGACCAAGGTGACAATGCTCTTTACACTAAACAACGTGGAGATGCGCTTCCAAATATCTTGCTTCATTCAATTACCTCCCACGCCTCCGGGTAATCCTCGGGGCTGAAATTGGTATCGCTCACACACTTGTATGTCTGGCCGTCCGTCCACACCATGTACTCCCCGGATTTGTACATGTCCTCCGCCATCGTCGGCTCCACCCAAGGAAGCGCCGTCTCCGGGGTTGTCCCGTGGAAGGGAATCCAGAACGTCCTCCACGCAGAGCCATCCGGCGTGATGTCCGGGTAGGTCTCCGTATCATGTGCTTGACGGCATTTCCAGGGCTGGCCCAGGGCAAGCCGGATGTTTCCTACCTCGTATGTCCCCTCTGTCCAGTCGGGGTACAGGGCGGCCACAGTGATCGTCTCGTCGGCGGTGAGGCTCATGGTCATCACCGACATGGAGGCCAGTTTGACGGATGCGTCCATCTGCGCCTGTGTGGCGTGCCACACGGGTTCCGGTTCGGGCTGGGGTTCCGGCTCCGGGGCGTTGGTCAGGGTCAGGATGGTGCCGTTGTATACCGTTCGCTCATACCCTGCCGCGTCATCCGCGCAAAGTAAAAATCCATCATCCCGGTACATAGAGATCAGCCCGCTCACATCAACGGGTTCCGGCGTGACGGAAAGATACTTGACGGTATCTCCGGTCAGGATGCGCCGGGAAACGGTGTGTTTCGTGCCGTTTATCATTAAGTACATATTGTCACGCTCCCAAGAATGTTATGATTGCCGCGCCTGGGTTGCCAGCACTGCCAGCATATGCGCCGTTTCCACCGAGTCCGCCGTTTCCATATGTCTGGCTGGGGTTATTCTTGTTGCCAACTCCACCAGGACCAGAGTAATTAAGTCCTCCTCCACTCCCGTCTGTCGCTAAACTGCCAGAGGCAGCTCCCCCCGCATAACTGGACTGAACATATCCTCCGCCGCCGCCGTTTACTTGGAGTTCTCCAAATAGGGTTTTCTCACCCGAACTACCATCTGATCCGGCCCAGCCAAACTGAGGCGAACCAGATCCGGCGGACCCTCCGACCCCAATTCCAACATTCACTTTTTGACCTTTTGTCAAGCGCACAGTAAAGATTTCTCCGCTTCCACCACCGCCGCCGCCGCCAAACGAACTAAAGCTCGAGGTTATAAATCCGCCCCCACCCCCGCCTCCGCCGCCGTGCAGCTCCACTTGATACTGCCCTGTGGCGGGTACTTCCCACTGGCCGCTTTCTGTGATGGTCCAGGTGGTCCCGGCTGGGACTGCCTTCTGGGGTCTCCCCCGCTTTAATGCTGTAATCATGGCTTGTCACCCCCTATACGGCTGTGTGGGCGGCACAAAGGATTCGGTCCATCTAGCCACATTGGATACCCGGATTTCGTCCATATAGCCCTTGTAATAATAGTTTGTGCCCTGGCTCCCGATGCAAGCTATAAATCCCGCCATAGAATAAGCGTTTGTGTTTGCAAGCGGCCCTGTTTGGTTTCCGTTCACGTAGAGAGAGACCTGTCCTTTGCTTCGCACAGCCGCCACATGGGACCATGTGTTTGCCTGCATCGGAACTGGCGCAACGCTGTCCCAAAGAACTCCTGTACGGCCAATTCCGAGATTAAAGTTGCCCGTTTGACGTCCAAAGAAAAAAGATCCATCGGCGCTTCCGCTGAAAATGAAATTGTCCGTGCTGATTTCTTCTGGATAAATCCATGCCTCGACGGTGAAATCCCCGGTTCCGAAGTCAAAGATTCTCGCACTCACATCGTCAATGGAAAGCCGTGTCGAACCGTTAAAATACATGCTTTTCCCGCCGAATTTGCTCTGCTCTGTGGACACCTGGGCGCTTTTATCCATCAGTTCTATCCCATACATGGAGCTGTCGCTGTAATCGTCGCAGTGCAAGAGCAGGAGCGTGTGTTCGTCCTTCTCCGCCGGAACGCCGCAAGTCGAAAAAATCATCGTGTCACCCCGCTGTGAAGGACCCTGTCCCGGCATTCCGGAAATACGTCTTTGTAGCTTTGTCGTACAAGCACGCTTCTCCTTCTGAGTTCAGGCAGGGCCGGAAGTCCCGGACCAGCTCGTCGTTTTCGTAAATCTTGCAGGAATATAGTCTTACGCCTGTCGCTCGGTTCTGAGGCGAACCGTTTGTGTTGTAGGCAAACAAAAATATATGGTTCGTGCTGGTGAACTGAGCCGTCGTTGCGGTCACAGTCGGGCCGTCCGTGCAGGTAGTGACGTTCCGGTTCATATCAATGGTGAACCGGCCTGAATAGTCTGCCGCATATGCAGACTTCACTGCGCCGTAATCCGCCCGGTACGCTCCAAGGTCCTGAGCCGCAAGGAACCCAAACAGGTCTGCTGAATTTGCGCTTGTTCTGCCTCCGAATACCGCCTGGCTGTGTTTGCTCTTTGGAAAACCGGAAATATCACACACGACTCTCAACACACTGCTGGCCTGAATACCCGTATCAATGTGCTGTGTCCCGGTGCTCTCAATGTAGTCCACATAGTTCACGACGGTCACCGGATCAAACAGCCTGCTTGACACAATCACCCAATCACCCCCACGCTCACCGGGATATTGACCGTCGGAACCTCCACACTGTAAAACGTCAATGTTCCATCCCCCTGCTCGGTTTTCTGGGCAGACGGCCCAGCCCAGGCATTGAGGATTTCCGCGTCCGCGTCCAGGTCCGTACCGGATAGCGCCGCGTCAATCAGGACAATCGGAGAGTCCGTCTTTACAATGGAGCAGGAAACCGACTGGGAATACCGCTCCCCGGACTGGGTCCACCCCGCCGTAGTCAGGGTCACCGTGGCGGTTTTGGGACCTTTGGAGTCTACGTAGGCTTTGTTGACAATATCAAGGTTTTGGGTTGGGGTGCCGCCAACTTGCACATTCAAAAACTGTACACTTCCGCCACTTGCCGAATTGAATTGCAGTTCATTGGAGGGTCCAACTTGGACTCTTGGCCCATTGCTTCCCCCAAAAACCAGTTTGCCTTCAACGGTTAAGTCCCCCGTCATCGTCCCGCCGGACAGGGGCAGCCAAGGGGCGCTGGATGCGATAGCGGCCAACTGTGCGGCATATTGCTCTAGTGTGGTTCCCTCTGGAGGGGTCACGCCCATAGACTGTAAGGATGCCGCTATACTAGCTTTAGCGGCGGAAAGTCTATCAATTTCTCCCTGAATACTCATGCCACGCCCCCCATTAGATAGCGGCTAAAGCTTCCTCGATATCGCCCGTAAGGTTTACCGAGCCTCCGGTAGTGTATCCGGTTGGGACGGAAAAGGATGTAGTGGTCAATCCGTCTATTTCACCGGAGATTGCTCCGTTATTCGCCATAGATCCAGTGATCTTTATACCCTTCACATACGCCATCTTGCCATTGAGGATATCCCCAGCGGCTGCCGTTCCATCTGCAGTGTCCACATAATTCTCCGGGATCGCCTCAACCTCAACAGATGTGAGTATTTTTCCGTCTGTAGGCTCTACAGTTTGGGCGGATTTCCCTGGCGTAACGCTCTTAGTTTCTGGGACAATTTGCACCTTTCCTGTTCCGCTGTGATAGCCTTTTGGAATGGCATACGACAGCTTCTCGGCGGTTAGCGTCTCATTTGCTGCCCCGTTGTTTGGCATCGTACCCGTTGCGACCTTGCCATCTGATGTAACCAAAATTTTCCCTGTTAAAACGTCCGCAGCAGTAGCGGTCACAGATGAAACATCTTGATAATTCTCTGGAATGGGGGAAACAGTCACATCAGAAAGCCCGTAATATCCGCTATCCGGAGTAATATTTTGCTGTGATTTTGTTGGGGTTACCTGCTTGCTCTGAAGATTATAATTTCCGCCTCCAGCAATCCCGGAAACTGTTCCTGACCCATTATGGTATCCTTTGGGGATTGTATATGTATCTCCTTCCTGAACCGTTGCAGATACGGCCCCGCGATTTTCAATCGCTCCAATTTTTGTTGCTAATACGTCTAACTGGTCTGTACCCGTTCCGATTCCCAATTCTACAGCCTTTGACCTAATTGTATTTCTAGCAGTTTGGATTCGGCTAATCTCGGTTGCTATGCTCATTTTTTATTCCGCCTTTCAGATGGTGCCTAAAATAATTTCAATATTTCCCACTGTTTCCTGCACCGCTGCTGCAGTGATGGGAAGCGTATTGTCTCCGCTAAAGTCGGATACAGCATTTACAGCAAGTGTATTGCCGCCTTCTACCTTTAACCCGTGCCCAATCTTGTATGGGAATCCACCAGATCCGCCTCCACTGGCTTCTGTTCCGGTGTCCTTGTATTCCCCCGCCTCAAGGTCCCACGTCCACCAGGTCCCGTTTTGGATGATGGGTTGATGGATGGCGGCCTTTTCTGCTCGTTCTGCCGCCTTTTCTGCTTTTTCCCTTTCGGCAGTTGTTTGCGCAAGTATTTGTTCCGCTACACTCGGCGTTGATGGGACTGCGTTTTCGCCCAGTTTAGCCCCCGGTAAGATCTGTCCAAGGCACGCCCAAACGGTCGGTAGCACAACGTCATTCCCGATCATCCCGTAAACGCCACAGTATAAATCTTCTCCTTCGTGACTGTTCTGGACGCATTCCCATGGAATTAAGCATTCTCCGTTTTTGTCCAATGCGGTAGATATCGATTCTTGCTCTGTCCGAAATACGGAAATACGGTCCATCCCGTCCCATGCAGAATCAAACACGAAGCGGACGACATAGGTATTTACCGACCCGCCAGTAATGGCCTCGCGGCCGCAGACTGTCAATTTATTTTTTTCTGCGTTCACTACAAACATTCCGCAAGCTCCTTTACATAGCGTCCACCTTATCCAGTAGCGCATCCATTTCCTCTACGCTGTATTTGCTAGTTGCGTAGCTGGATGGCGTTTCCATCAGCGCTGCGACCTGTTCTTCAAGGGCCGAAATTCGCTCTTCCAGTGTCATTTTTGTCACCTCACATGATAATCCTTCGTCCGTAGCGGTCTAATGCCATTTTTCCCGTCCGGTCTTTTAGCTGTTTTGGCTGTCCGATTTGTTCTTCTACGCTGTAATAGACAAGAATGCATCCGTCTGCGCCTTTCCCTCCTGTTCCGCCAGTGCCGCCCTGCGCACCTGCAGTTGCAGATATCCTAGACGTAAACGTAGCTTGCTGTTCAGGCCAAGAGATAGAACTGCGTGTTGTGCCAAAGGCGAGAAACGTATCGCCAGAGCCGCCACCGCCGCCGCCGCCACCGCCGCCGTTCCCGCCAGACCCGTATGTCTCAGCGGGCGACCCATTTGCCCCATTACCTCCCTTTCCACCAGACACCCCAGTTCCAGTCGCGCTAAAACTTGGAAGCGATCCAGTAAATGTGCATGACGGATTTCCGGTCTGGGAGGTTCCATTCCCTCCAGGCGTCGCTCCACTTCCGCCGCCTGCGCCACCTCCGCCTGCTCGCTGAAAACGGCCAACTTCAATCAAGGAGTATAAAGTTCCGCTAACCGAAGATTGTTTTTTCACGGAAGCCGTTGCTCCAGAGCCACCCATTGAGCTTGCGGTAGAATCTCCGTCTGCGCCATTTTTTCCGCCATTCCCACCAGCTTCTCCAGCCACTCCCTTTTTCCCATAATAGATTCCAGAAAACAAATCTTGATATCCTTCGTTCCTTCGGGTTCCTGATTCAGACGATGCATTCCCAAACATCGTTTCAGTTCCTTCCGTTCCTGGTGTATCCGCTCCGATTCCACAAGAATATGGATAGCTTTTGCCATCCGTATTAGAAAAATCTGCTTCATATATTTTCCCACCTACACCGCCATCACCACCAGCTCCACCATTGCCACCAGATGTCGAGTTTCTAAGGTTGCTAAAAAATGGCGTTACATATCCTTGTCCGATCGTTGTAGTATTTGATTGGGACTTAACTGTCGCAGTCGTTGCATTCGCGCCATTCTCTCCTGATTCTCCGGCTCCTCCACCTTGTATCAAAACAGCCCGAAACTCATTCACGCCAACAGGTGGTGACCAAGTGCCACTCCCGGTTAATATCTCAACACGATTGACCAGCCTTGTGTTTAGATCTATAGGTGTAAATCCAACTAGACTTTTTTCTTGCGCTTTTAAAGTGTTTGACAGTGTAATATCCTCGCTCTCCAAACATGCTTCTACATAGCCGTCACCAAACGGATGATATATGCTCACAACATCACCGGGGTTTTCCGTGTCTAGGACTACAGAAGCATTTATTGTTTGTCTGCATTTATAATAATTTGCAAGGTACTCTGCTATTGCGTTTGAATTAAAAAGAGAAACAAGTGTTGCATCTTTTACCGATTTTTCATTTTCTTCGGCCATGCTGTTCAAAAATTTTTTTATCTCGTGCGTATAGTGAACATACGGACATCCTCGCAATGTCCCGCTTCCTGACGATACTTTGGCGTAATTTGCGTTGCTTTCCAAAATAGAGAAACCAGATGCAACAAGCCCATAATGCGGATCGGAAAACGTAATGATGTCTCCCTGCTTTGTGTTTCCCTCAAAAAGCGTCACAAGATCTCCGCCCTCTATATACTGGTGTTCTGTCACGGAAACCCTCGATATTTCAGAGGTGTATTCTTCTGATGCGCCACTGTATATTCGGTTTGGGGTAATAGCGGACGACACGCCGTCCCAAAGCTTTTCTATTTTGATAACTCCATTCAAATCTGTCTTAACAGTGGCCCCAATCGCAAATAGTATCTGTGCCAAATTATCTCTTGATGTGCCGATTGGGAGCCAGCCGTACAAGGCAATGTCGCAAAGGTTCGTCTTCACCGAATAAGGAACAGTGCCAAAGATGGATGGCAACACATCAGAAACGGTTTGCCCTGTGTAGATTCCGCCATAATGATTAAGTGTAATCAATAGCCCGATTGCTGAGATAGCAGAAATATCATACAGATCGGAAGCAATACGCTTCACAGTTTGAACATAAAACGTCCCAAGTTTTCGATCCCCGTTAAAGACGGTGAGCGGGGCATTTCTGGTAAATGCAGCCAAATTCTTGTTTGGGCTTTTTAATGACACGTTGAATGTATCGCTTTCGATAGAAGCTGACAGAAGCGACAATGTGCGCCTTATATTTCCGCCCTTTATTTCAGTTCCAGAATAAGTGTGACCATCATATTCGATTTTAGTTGTGTTCGACATCTCATATCACCTCACGGCTTTAGCTGTGCATCTATAGGTACAAAGCTCACTTCGATTTCGCCCCAGTAGGTCACGCCGTTTTCGACCTTCTCAATGTCCTGCGATGCACTGGTGTAGTAGGCTTTGTAGCTGATTGTCTTCTGGCCGTCCGCCGCCTCCAGCAGCACAGAATCATCGATGGAGTGCTGATACAGGTAGTCCCAGAAGTCATCCAGTCCTTTATAGTTGTCTCCGCGCCGGAACACGGTGATTTTGTGGCCCAGGTACGTGCCAATGATATCCCGGATCATCAGGCCAGAGAGGACGCGGCCCGCATTTTCCCCATCCAGCACATTGAAATTCCGATTGTAGGCCGAGATAGCGATATCCGCGTCAAATTCCCGTCCATTCAGTTTGATGTAACTCAAAATTACACCTCCACTAGCTCAACGCCGATCCGCTTCCCTTCCGCCTGATTGGCCCGATAGGTCACACGGCCCAGCACCTGCTTGTCTACTTCCAGTATCACAGTCTGGTTTCCACTGGAACCAGAAACCCCGCTCCGCTGAATACCGCGCATAACCGCCGCCTCAATTTCCGATGTGGGAGCTTCAATATTCGTTCCGCTCTTCTGGTCACCCAGAACGGCAAGAAATTCACGGTTCGGCGGGATGACCGCACCTCGGGCTAAAGCAGGAACATCCTCTAAGGCGAGGCGGGGTACGGACATTCGACTCATCTTGGTTCCTGCCGTCATTCCGCTCGTTGTGCCGCTACTCCCCAGTTTAAGCGCCGCACCACCGCCAAGAAGGGCGATTCCGGCCAGCAACATAACAGGATTCAGCGTCATTGCGCCGATTGCGACAAGAGCGATGCCGGCAAGAAGCATTGCCGTGGAAACCCAGCCAGCCACCTCTTCAAGATGTAAAGTTTCGACCCAGCTTTGAAATGTTCCACTTTCATTTCCAATAACCAAGCCTGCTACAAGCAAAGCCATGCCCCCCAAAAACATGGGAATATTCATGGTCATAAGTCCTATTGCCACAAGGCCAATCCCAACAAGCAAAACTGCAGCAGTCACATATCCCATGACCTTTTCAAGTCCCAGTGTTTCAACCCAGTCCTGCAAATGCTCGTCATTCATTGAAGCATAAATTCCGAGTCCAAGTACAAGCGCGCCCGCAATCAAAAGTGGAATATTCACTGTAGCTGCCGCAATGGCGACCATTGCAATTCCAGCCAAAAGCAAAGCTACAGAAATCCATTGGGCAACGGTGGTTAGTTTCAATTTCTCCCACCAGGCCATCAATGTTTGCTCCCCGATCACCTCTGCTGTGATTCCTGCTGCAAGCAAAACTCCTCCCGCAATGACCATAAAGATGTTCCCCATCGCTGCTCCAATACAAATTAGCGCAAACCCAGCAATCTGTATCGCGGCGGCTACATACTCAAATGCAGAATCAAGACCAAGCGTTTCCGCCCATGATTTTAACGTCCCGCTTTCAGTGCCCAAATAGATTCCAGCCGCAAATAATGCGATGCCGGATATAACCATCAGAATATTTCCGAGGCCAGCGCCGATGCAGACGAACGCAAACCCAGCAATAAGCAGTGCAGCGGTTATAAATTGCGCCGCTCTCGAAAGTCCAAGGGTTTCCGCCCAATCTTGCATCATGCCGCTCTGTGCCGCATACCAAACGGCCACACCAACCAAAACAAGGCCCGCTATCACAAGCAGTATATTTGCTGTTGCCGCTCCGATTGCTACCATCGCAATTCCGCCAAGAATAACAGCGATGACCACAAATTCCTGTACGCTGTTCAGCCCAAGCGCATCGACCCACGATTGAAGTTGATCGTTTTCTTTGCCAAATTCAATCCCGGCTCCAAGTAATAGAAGCCCAGCAATAACGAGTAGTAAACTTCCCATTGATGCACCGATTGCGACAAGTGCGATTCCTCCAAGCATCAAAGCAACCGGGACCCATGCAGACACACTTTCCATTATTTGCTGTAACCACCCGCTGTTTTGATTGACTGAGGAAAAGTCAGGCGCAATTTCCTGATTTTGATTAGAACTTTTTTTGTTTCCACCCGAAAGCTGATTAATCTCATCAAATGACGCAAGAGACTTTTCTGCTTCCTCCGCCGCTTTCCCAGTTCCTTCGATAGCCTCTGTTTCCTCATATAGATTTTCTGCGGACTCAGCAGCCTTTTCGGCAGTGGTGCCGAAAAGGGCCGCAGTAAGGCGAGCCGCCATCGAAATAACCCTGGACAGCATATCGACAAACTTGGTAAACGCTGGTATAATGACTTCAATTAAAGGCTGTGCCAATGTGAGCAGAGCACCCTTCAAGCGGGCAATCGCAGCACGAGCCTCGTCATTCGTCTTAATGACTTTGCCCATCCATTCGCGGAACTTTGCAAGTGCCTGTGAGATAATTGTAAATACCAGTGCGCTCCTGATGACCTCCCGTAGACGCATGGAGAACTTACTCGCACTCTTCTGCGCCTTGTCAACGGATTTTGCCATCTTTTCGGCAGATGGACCAGCTTTAGCCATTTTCTGCTGGATGCTTCCGGCCTCCGCCTTTGCACTGTTCAGTTTAGACTCCAGCCCTGAAATCTTAGAATCGTAAGCGGAAAGAGCCTTGTCGGCCTGTTTCCACTCCTTTTCGATAGCGTCAACCTCTGCCTGCTGCTGTTTCAGGGCGGCATCTACCATAGGCTTATCGGAATAAGCCCGCATATAATCATCTGCGGACGCTCCAGGTTGCATTGCGGCGTTGATGGCGTTCTGCTCATCCTGGAGCATTGCCAGCCGTTTCCGAGCCTCTTCCAGCTTTGCGTTGACCGAGTTTAGGCTATTTTCAAGGGGCAACCGTCCCTGCTGTTTAGTGGAGAGCTGCTCCTTCAGAGATTTAATTTGCTTGTTCAGGCGGGTCAATTCCCTCTGTGCATTTTTGTCATCAATATTGGTCTCAATGACGATAGAACCGTCTGCGGACATATAAAACACCACCTTGAGGGGAGAGAGTTATGTGGATGGATATAAAGAAATCATTATCACCAGGGAGAAGTGCATGTGGGGCTGTGCGGCTGATTTTACTGTTCTTTTAGACGGTAAGGTTGTCGGGACATTGCGAAACGGGACAACCATTTCTGCATACGCACAAGACGGGCCGCATACAATCACGTTCCAGAAAGGGCGTAAAATTGATTGCTCTGTTTCAATCCTTATGTCACCAGAAGACAAGGCAAGGGTCGTGAATACGGTATTATCTGGGACACATATTGTAGTTGAGGGTGAATATGCAACAAACACGCCAGAAACCGTTGCTTTCGATAACGAAAACAACCCCCAAAAAAGAAACAGACGAATTAAAGGAAATGTTGCCTTTGCGGCTGTGATTGTCGTTGCTATTCTTGCCGCTGTATCTCTTACTTCTTGGGGCCGCTCTGATAGGCCGTCAAACGATGGCCCCAGTTTAAACCAATCAACCACAATGCCAACGCAGCCGTCTGCTAATCAAGTAGAAGGCACCCAACCGGAGGAGATCACCATCTCAGCCACCAGCTTGTGGGTGGCATACAAGGAGAATGCAGTGAATGCCGATGCACTGTATAAGGATAAAGTGTTGGTCGTGACTGGCACAATTCAAAACATCGGGCAGGATGTTTTGACAAAAGCACCGTGCATTTCGCTCGAAACAAATGACGGTTATGGCCTTTATCCTATCCAGTGCTTCTTCCCGAAGGATGGAGACCAAACGGATTTGATTGCACAGCTAAAGGACGGAGACTACATCACCATCGCTGGTGAGTGCAATGGAATCCCTCTTGCTCAAGTTCAGTTAACAAAATGTACGATACGATAGTCATAGCCGCCCCTCCGGGGGCGGTTTCATTTTGCGCCCGTCCAGAGGTTAACGAGGTCATTCTCATCCTCGCTGTATTTCTGCTTGATGTCGATGATGTCACGGTTCTTGCGGTAGAACTCCCGGTCTGATTTGTCCAGCGGTTTTCCCTTTGCCTTTTTGTCGCGGATGCGGACGATTTGTGCAAAGAGGCAATCCCCGATCTCCGCATAGGCCGAAAGGATTGTCCACCAGTGTACTCCGCCTGTGTTCGTTTCGATATCGTAGTCCACAGCGCGGGCTTCATAGCCCAACACACGATTGACCGGGGCGATGATGCGGGGGAAATCCATCGGCCAGTCCACGAGGTGGGGGCCTTTCTGCTCTCGTGGCTCCTCGCCACCATTGATAAACCGGAACACCTCTTTCATCGCTGTGTCATAGTCGGTCAACTCGTCAAAGTCCACATAGAAGATTTGGAGCACGTCAAGAGCGCGGTCTTCCTCGCTGGAATCCGGGTCGTTCATGGCCTCGAAGATGTCCAGAATCACCCGATAATCATAGCGAATAGAAAACTCCTGTCCGTCTATCTCCACGCTTTTGGGAAGTCCATAGCTCATGACGTGCTCCTTTGATTACTTCTTCTGATACTTCTGGTACTTTGCCGCGTACTTGCTGATGCGCGGATTGGTCAGCTTCTGTTCTCTGGTGAATGTGGTGTCGATCTCATCCATGATCGCCAGAATCAGATTTGCCCACACAGGCAGGCCGCCAGCGACAGCATACACGTTCATTCCGCCGAAAACAGCGTCGCTGACCGGGGCCTCGAATACACCATCAATAATGCCCCGCATTTCGGTATCACGCTCACGGGCAAAGTCAAAGATTTCCCGCTTGTCGGCCATCTTCTCGACCTGAGCCTTGTATCCTTCCTGCTTCTTGTCTAGTTCCTCAAAAGCAGAGTACAGCCGCTCCACGAAGTTGCTGTCTGTGGGGTTGAAAGACACCTCGCACTGCCCGTTCAGGGAGTAGGTGACAAGGCCGGATTCAAAGTTTAGTTCCTTCATCATTCATCACCATCCGCAGTAAAGGTCACGGTTCCGCCGGAGATGGCCGCTGTGCCAGTGGTACGGGCACCGCCGTAAGTCACATCAATAGGCATCCCGATGGAGCCGCCGCCCTCACCGCCAAGGCCGGAGGGAAGGACAGAACAAGCGGAATACCGCTCGGCGAATACAGCGGTGTTAGCCGTACCAGCGTACAGATGGACGATAAGCATATCCTGGTTTAGCAGGGCATTGACATCATTGTCTTTGATAGCCAGGTTCCAGATTTTCTTTTGCGCCGCATCAGCGCCGTCAAGCTCACAGGGGTCAAAAGTCTGTGTCCTGGTTGCCTTCTTGCCCGTGGTGTACGTGTCGCCGAAGATGTCCACTTTGGTCTCGGTCTGCCAGTCGAACTCAATAGAGCTGTCCTCTACCCGCTTCCCGATGGGGGACCAAGTGGGGGTCCCGCTCTCTCCGGTGTTCAGATAGGCAATCAGCATTTCACGGCCTACAGTCTGGCCCGCAGTCGTGTTAAAAGTCAAATCAGTATCAGGCATTTTACTTCTCCTTTCAAACGCTGACCTCGTATGTCAGTTTCATTAGTATTTGGTAATCCTCATATCCGTCCTTATAGGCAGCGAACTTGGAGGACTGCGTGGTTGGTTCCACTCGGAGCGCCCGAATCTCGTCTCCCAAATCAGGGAGATTTTTTCTAGCCCAGTCTCCGAAGTGGTTCAACAGCTCGTCTGCCTCCAGGCGTTTGTCGTTGCTGCGTCCTGGCTTAATGCGGTAGATCATCTTAAACTGATATTCCGCCTGATAGCCGCCCAGGATGAAGCGCTTTGTGATATAGGTTCCCTGGATGGTGGATAGCGCCATTCCTGTTTCGTCTGTGCTGGCATCGTCCACCGTCAGGAACTCGTACTTAATGACGGTCACCGGCTTTTCCGGGAATGTATTGGCCCACACTAGCATGGAACGGGAAATCTTATCTACTTCCTCCGCCGCCGCCAGAATGCGGGGCTTTTCGTTTTCAGAACTCACGTTTCACCGCCTTATCTGCCACACGGACCCACTTTTCAAGGTTTTCGGCCTTGCTGGCCTCGAACCAATGCGCTTGTGCCTGCGCATGTGATGCTGTATTAAACACAAGGTTTTTATCAGTCAGGACCTTTGTTGTGCCTTTTGGCGCATAGCTGCTTCCTGTGGCTGGATCTACCATCAGCTTCCCAAAATAGAGGTAGCGGGCATATGGGCCTGGATAAATCACCTCTGCCCCTTCGACCCGTGTCCGTTTGTCCAGGGACCCAGTAAGCATCGGAACATATGGGGATGTATCTTTGCGCACTTGGAGCGCAACAGTGTGCTCCGCTTTGGTGCATCCCTCGGTCAGCTTATCCTTGATGGCATCCAGGCCCTCCGTGTGAACGCTGAATTTCAACATCAATTCCCACCTACTTCCCAGTGAGACATATCCCCGCCGAAATCTTTGAAGTCCACCTTTGTCACGTCGTACACGTCATCATAGGCGGCCGCTATGGTCTGTAGCGTCCAGTCCGCGTGTACGGCCTCGCCTTTGACGAAGAAGCAGTTGCGGCCCACAGAAAGTGTCCACAGAGCCGATTTATCATCTGCACGCCAGAACTCAATGGGGCCAATATATCGTTTCTTTTGGCCGGTTACACCGTCCACGGCCTCCACGCCAATGGGGATATACAGGTTGACTGCGTCCGCACCCTCCAAGCCGCTCTTGTTCACGTTGGAACCCTTGGAAGCGTCTAGGAGGACACCCCGCAGGACGGTGATATGATTGACCAGAGTGGGCTTAAAATCGTTCTCTGGCAGTTCTGTGGTCTCTGTGTTATAGAGCGTAACGGTGTGCGGAAACATACTCACGCGTAATACCCCCTCGCCCGCAGAAGCCCCGTCCCCGCAAGGTACATCTGCGCCGTATTCATAAGGGCCGCCTGTGCGCTTTCTGTTGCGCTTATGGCCTCTTTTGCACTGGAACCACCGGAGCGATAGGTCTTGGACCAACTTCCCACACTCTGGCTTTGCAGTTCTCCCGCCTCATCAGAACCAGCGGCGGAGGACAAGCTCTTGTTTGCCAGCGTCCGGGCGGTCTCAATGGTCTGGTAGTCATCAGCCAGGGCGCAACACGCCAGCTTTACTGCATCTAAGTCGTGGTGCTTTGCGGTTCTTCCCATCGTGGCATAATCCAAAAATCTGCTTGCTCTTAGAGCCAGTCGCGGGAAATTTTCGTACTCAATATTTGTTCCAAGGTATACATTGCAGTAGTAGTCATAATCCGCATATATCATCAGGCATCCCCCTGGAGCACCGCTAAAATATCGGCCTTTCTCATGGAGCTGCTGACACCCTCCACGCCGTTCTCGTCCGCATAATCTAGGAGTTCAGTCTTGGTCATGCCGGAAAAGTCGGGCGCGGAGAGTGAAGCCGTGCTCAACAGCTCATTTAACCCCCCGAGGTCTCGTCGGGCTTTACAGATGCCACAAACAGGCCGTTGGGGTCAGGCAGGACCGGGATAAACAGGCCGGTGGCCTTCGTCCAGACCGCTACAGGGTCGGGGGTCGCCCACTGGGTAATGGTGATGTACTGATCCGCAGACTTCTCGTTGTACTGGCCGTACTCCGCCTCCTCGGGAGACACGCCCCACAGGCCGACACCCAACTGCGGCACAGCGGTGAAAGTGATCTTGTCCTCCGGGTAGAAGCGGTGGGTCTTTTCGATGCCGTCCGCCTGCTGCGTCTTATACCGCAGGTCGTAGGTGGTGATGGTACCAAACCCAAAGAGCTGGGAAAACAGGCCCCGCAACCGCTCGTTGGGAACATAAGCGCCCTGGCCGACGGAACCAAAAATGAGGGTCTGGATACCCTTGTTGGTGGCCAGTTTACGGACCACCTTGTTGGAAGTGATAGCCTCGTTGATGGTGTAACCCATGTCAGCAGCCTTGTCCACGATGGCCTGGAGCTGACCAATAATATCAGCATCAGCAGACAGGTCCAAATCGAAGGCCAGGTTTTCAGCAGGGACACCATAATCAACAGTCATCTTCAGGCGATTCTCGTTGATGTTCATCTTGCCCGTGGAAAGTACATCCATCTTGGCGACTTCGGTTCGCACCTTCACAGCATCCGCCATCAGGCGCATATCGTCAAAGACATAGCGCACGATAGCGTCATCAGCATGAACGCCGGACTCAGACAGCAGGCGCACCCGCTCCGTCTGATTGATCTTGCGCTTGATCAGCAACTTCTCGACTTCCATCTTATCGAAGGTGGGTCGGGAACCAATCTCCGCCTCGGTATCAAAGGCGTGTACAGTAGCCATCACGGGGAGGGTAGCGCCGTTGGCCAGCCGCAGATACTCAGCTTTAAGGTTTTCAGTTTTCTGGTCGGGGAAAATTCGGTCGCCCAGGTAGGCCGGGCGGGCGACGGACAGGTTCTGGGAAAAATCCAGTCTGTCAGCATCGGAAATCAGAGTTAAAATATCAGCCATTGTCTATACCTCCTTTAGCCGTTCGCAGTCCAAACAGGATACAGCTTCGTGTCCGCAGTCATCTTGACAGACGTTACAGCAGGCCCACCGCTGGTCAGTGCCCAGCCAGTCTGCGTATTGCTGGCCTTGGTCAGCGGATAATCCGTGGACACAGGGGCGTAGCTGTCCTCCTGGTACTCATTGGTGTCAACCGGAGGCGTGCCCGTTCCATCATCCTTCTCATAGGTTACGGTATAGCCGCGGGACACCTCGGGGGAGTCCACAAATACGATGCCGGACGACTTCAGCGGGGTTTCGGCGGCGCTCTGCACACTCAGGCGCTCCTTCAGCACGCGGCCAGCCAGCATCACACTGCCCTCGTGGTCGCCGTGGGTCACGTCAACATCGGTAAACACGATCCCAACGGCGCTCCCATCATTGGACGGGAACACGGTTCCGGCGGCAACGATCTTGTTGCCGTACTCATCCTCAACGCCCATAGTGCTGGGAATCTGATAGGTTTTCAGCACAAGGCCCACTTCGCTCTCCAGGAAGTTAGGTCGGAATGTGCCGTTCACTCTGTAAAAATGAGACATTCGTTTCACTCCTTAGTCGTAGTCTTTGGCGCGTACATCTGGTTGAACTGTTTGGCGTACATAGCGCCTTTGCTCTCGTTGGAGGGGGGACCGCCAGGTCCCACAGGCTTAACAAAGGCTGGCGCTGGTTTATCGCCCTGGAACGCTGCCGGATCACTCTCCTGCTGTGTCTTCAGATAGCTCTCGAAGCCATCCAGGGTGCCATCCTTGACGGACAGACGGTTTGTGGTCAGGTCGGCAATGAACGCCTTTTCCGCCGCCTTGGAACTAAACTTCACGCCCTTGTCGGCAATGGCACGGTGTACCGCGTCCGCATAGTCACGGTCGGCGATCTGCTTCTGGTACTGCTCGGTCTCTGTGGTGTACTTACTCTGCAAGTCGGCTAGCTGCTGCTTGATGCCGTCTACATCTCCGGCGGACTTTTTCAGTTCTTCAATATCCTTGTCCCGCTGGGCAAGCTGTTCCTGGGCTGTGGTCAGATCGGCTTTTACCGTCTCCGCCGCCTTCTTGTACCGCTCAATATCCTTTCCGTTGATGGCCAGCACTTTGTTTGCCTGTTCCTCTGTCAGTCCAATTTCAAGCAGTTCTTCAGTTTTCATATCGTCTCCTTTGCGGCTAGGCTTTTTAGGTCGTTGCCGTGACCCACCGCCCCGCACTTTTAGGCTTGCGGATAGCCAAAATTAGTTGAGTTCCCCGTAGTTTAACGACTTCGGGCCGGTCAAAAAGAAAAGGGCCAACCAAGGCACAAAATGTACCCTAGTTGACCCCGTTCGGTCCTTCCGCCTCAACGCTTAGAGACGGGAGCAATATTTATTTGATTACATTTTACCACTAAATCAGAATTTTCGCAATAAATTTACGCGGCTCCAGCCATCAAAAGGCGGAATGTTTCACGGCCCTTTGGTGTAACCATAGTCTGGGTTCCGCCCCACTGGGTTTTATCATTGAAACATTCTTTCAGAACAAAGAGTCCTTCATCCACGTGACGCTGATATGGCATCAGCTTCTTCTTTTTGTCCCGATACAGATACTTACCGTCCAACAAGAAGGAAACGAACTGCTTGGGAGGTACATTTAGCTCCTTTGCTGTCTCACGCAGACCAGTCAGCAGGTTTCGGTCTACCAGATCGTCAAAGTAGGCCGCTTTAGGGGCCATAATCTGGTTTTCAACTGTCAGGGCCGAGATGCGGGCATCTCGCTCCGCCAGAGTCTTCTGCGCCACCATAAGCGCCTTTGCCATCAGTTCCTCGGGTGTCATGTTCTCCTGATTGGCAATGTACCCGCCATGCTTGCGGATGGAGGGGAGGACTTCATCGAAAATCCAGCTCTCAAACCGTTCCGCGCCAGGCAACTCTGACTTTGCGGCAAGGCGATAGATGTCGCCCTCTGGAATGAATGCCATCTCAACAATCTGCTCCGTGGTCGTCCCGTGCTGGTTGGTCGTATGGGAGACCCCGTCGCGTTTCACGACCCCCTTGCAATGGCGGTTAATTGCGTCTCGTGGATTTTTATATCCGAGAGCCGCCGCCACATCTTTGGCGCAGAACAGAACCTTGCCGTTCTCTTCGATGGTCCGAATCTCTCCAAACTCGGGATTGTTGAAAATCATCAGTTCATTCATTGCGTTTGCTCCTTTCAGCATTCTGAGCACTCCTTTATGTGCTCTGTTTTTACGGTTTTTCGTTTGATGTGTATGATTTTTACGGAGTCATTTGGCCCCGGAATCAACTCTACACGGTCTCCTTTGGCAAGCACGGACTCTATTGCTTTGATTTGCTTTTCATCCATCTTTATTTTCCTCAATGCACTTGCATTTTCTAAGTGAATGTGGTATATAATAGGTGAGAGCCGGTCGCTGTCCACGACCCCTTCTTTAAAGGGCGAGATGGTGTGTCGGCTTTTTCTTATGCTCTTTTAACAACTCGCACAACCGCTCCGTCGTAAATGATAACAACTTCTTCTACCCACTCCGTATCAATACGATTGAACAGTTTTTCAATTTGCTGGTTGATCGTATCATTATCAAGCCCAGAGCGGGTCACATCAATGATGAAGCTTTGCGCCTGACCTGCGGCTTTCTTTATGCGGTTGAATATCGTGTTTGCGCCAGCCTTTTCACCAATCGTTTTTAGGTCGTAACCTTTTCCTCGGAACAAATAATCCGGTGTAGACACTCCCTGCGGATTATTGACCCTTGGCACCATGAACAGCTCCCCGCCGAACTCTCGCTCAAGAAGTTCAGCGATTTCTTTTTCATGGGGGCTGTAATCCAGCACGACGTTATGACCATCGACCTGATATGTAACGCCTTTAGCTGTATACTCATGGAGATCCTGCACGGTATGGCTACCGGGCGTTGCCATTTCTCTCCACTGCGCCGTGACATCGGCGTAGTTTTTTGAAGTTTTGGGAAATGCCTTTGGCGCTGCTACCTGCACTGGTGCATTGTTTTCATACAGCACCTGCATCCGCTCCCGCTGCAACGGCAGCCCCGCCGCCTCGCTGAATGCCTTATATTCCTTGTTCAGCCGCCGGATGCGGGCCGTTACCGCCTGAGCATCTTCTTCCAGTCCTGCGGCCTTGTATGCGGTCTGCTCTCGCTTCAGCTTGCGGACAGTCCGCTCAATCTGCCGCTGTTTTTGGGTGGCTTCATAGGCCGTGTAGTGCTTGCCTTCAAAGTCCACGTCGTGGCCGTCATCAATGTGGTCCAGTTCTTCGTCGGTGTATGTTCGCTCCATCACACCATCAACAAAGGGGTAAAAGTGGTGCCACTACCGACAGTTTGCCCCGCCTAAGCCCGTCACCGTTCCATAGCCGGTAGATTGCTCAAAGTCTGGATAAACTGCCATTACATCACCTCTTTGTATCTTCCATCTTCTTTTCTGCTCAGCGCTTTTTCTAACTCCCACCCGTTTTTAACACGGCTTGAAATTCGGCCACTTGGGATTCCTGTAATTTCTGACCACTCAGAAAGAGTATGGCTAATTCCAAAGCACTGGATTATCGTATTTGTCCTTTTGTTGTTCCCCTGTTGTCTATGAGTTGCCCACCGGCAATTATCGGGAGAATACGGACCATTGTTGTCTTCCCTGTCAAGTGTTAATTCTTCTGAATATCCATTGGACAGCGACCATTCCTCAAACTTTTTAAAGTCATCTTTCCATTCAGCGCAGATTGTAATGCCTCTCCCTCCATATCGAGGGTACGCCTTATCTTTTTTGTTAAGGCATCTTGTCCTCATTCCGGTCCATATTCTAAAAAGCCTTGTACCGGCCCCTCCATGCTTGTGGTTTATGGATTTCATTCTATCGCTACATGTCTTCTTTCGCTTGCATCCACAACTTGTGCTTCTGCCGCCCATCAAATTCGATGTAGAAGAAATCGTTTCCCCTCCGCAATCGCACTTGCACCGCCACATAGACTTTCCATTTTTCTTCCCGAAATATGATATAACTGTAAGGCTTCCAAATCTTTCTCCAGAAATATTCTTAAACTGCCCCATAATTACCGCCTTTCGTAATCGCCTTATTTTGAAACAAGCGGCAGGCGGTAAGGCTTCCACTTTTCTCCCCGTCGGGATAGCCGCTTGTATTCAAACTACTTTTTGTTCCATCTAAAGCAACGTCCCTGCCATTTGGTATGTGCCTCCCACCCATTCGGTCCGTCTATATTTCTGGCTCCAATATGGGCAGATACTTCTACTAAATCAGTCTCAAGATAATCCATCGACTGCTCAGCATACCGCTGACATATTTGATTCACGCCGGTCATAACAGCTCTGCGAACTGCAATATCAACGCTGTCAACATGACCGCTTTCATAATTTACGGTCTTTAAGCCGCTATCGGCCAATTCTTTAACCCCACGGCGAATTGCTTGATTATAAGAAATTGCACCACTCTGGATTTGAAGAACTGCCGAATCAAGACACCATTGGTAGGCTCTAGCCGGTGCCAGCATCGTCCGCCCATTGTCCACAAGGAAGCCCATAGAGCGGGTCAGGTTGCCGACTTCTCGCTGGGCCTGTGCCATGATAGCCGAAATGTCAGCGGTGCTCACCAGCGTCTCCGGGGCCGTTACACCCGCAAGGTCTATGACCTCTTTGTAATACCGCTGGTTGCGCTCCACAACGTCGTCCAGAAGCTTTTTCAAGTCCCGCTGGCTGATGTTGGCCGTGCGCTGGATGGCCTTTTCAATCTCCTTCAGGTCAATACCGTGCGATCTCAGCGTCCGGATGCCCTGCACCGTTACCTCGTTTAACTCTCCGGTCAGCTTCAGCCGGGAACATATCTCATCAAGGAGGGTTGCTTCCAGACTGCGGAATAGCTCGGCCAGTTCTTCGGGGAGAGCGTCAAGAAGTTCTGGGATAAAGGGTAGGGCTTCATAGCCCAGACACCCCCTTAAGAATGCTCGCCCAAAACAGATATTTCAGGACATAACCAACCACAGTAACGAGAAGAACGATAGCGATTGCCGCAAGTACACACTTCCAGTCTTTCACTACTCTAATTCCTCCTGTCCCTCCGTGGTCATATCCTCCATCTTCGGCAACATCTTCTTGGCTTCTTCCGGCGACTCACCGTACCATTTGGCCCGGTACTCCCAATCGTTCATTACGCCCATGGAAACGTCCTGCCGGTCGTTGGCCCGTTCCTTCTCCTTTGCGTCAGCATCATCAAGGACGCTGTCGCCCCAGGAATAAGTAACCTCGTAATCGCCAGCAGGGGCCAGATTATAAAGCGTGGCGTACACGTCCATGGCATAAATCAGGCTGTCAAAGGTGTGCTGCAACGCCTTTTGAATACTGTCGATGGTGACAAACATCCGCTGCTTGCTGTTGCGCACCTCAGTTGCTGTCTTTTCCACGCTCTGAGGGTCAGATAGCGTACCATAAGATAACCCAACCTGGAACTCAATCTGTTTTAGAATGTTTTGAAGTCCACGATAAAGCGGTTCATCCCGAAACTCTGGCTCAAACCGCTCGAAGAACTTTCCGTCACGAGAAAACGGGGCGACCTCGAACAAGCGCTTGTCAAAGTCTCTAGCCACCGTTTCGGTTGCATCCATGAAGATCTTCCTCTGGCCGCTCTGGAACTCCCAGCGGATCAGATCCCACTGCTCGTCCGCTCTCCGAATGAGGTCTACCACAGAGCCGCCATAGATAGACATCCCAGTCTTGTCGTCTGTATCCACGTTGTTGGACTGCGGCGGCTTAAAATAAGCAAACAGCGGCCCTTCCAGATTCTCTATCTTGACTTCCGGCTGAATATCCGCCCAGTCTGGCACCTCGCTCAACGCCGCTGTGGAACCAACTGAACCGCCACTGTCACTGTGATATGCCTTGTTCTGAATGGTGTATGTAGTACCTTCCAAGCTGTGATACTCTAAACGGACATAATATTTATCATTGACCTGCGCTTTCTCTCGGAACACCCCTCCAACGCACGTTCCAGCCGCATCAAACTTTGTCGGCTGAAACGCCGCCGCACTGGTAGCGTCCACCAAAACACGACTCCCGTAGATATACGGTTTGAAGGCAATTCCACCAACCGCAAGTCCTAATTCAAGCTGCCGGAGAAGGTTTTCTTGCGCTGCCTTAAACTGTTCATTGCAGTAATCCGCCCTAGCACTACCAGCAACACTCACCGTGAGTTCAGACAACGTTGGCCTTACCAGCTCCCGGCAGATCGCCGCTGGCAATCCCATCGGCACCACAGGCGGAATAGCCCACGGCGGCTGATTGATATACATGGCGTACCACAGATTGATGTTCCGCTCCATAGTCTGCCCTGTTGCTGGCCGCACGCCAAACTCTCGCTGCGTCACTGCCTGGGGAAATATGAAGTTTTTCAATCGGCCCCACAGGCCAGTGATAATGCTCATACGATTCTCCTCCACATAACAGTGTTGGCAAAATACCTTATCATATCCATGGCGTGGTCATTCTCTTTGATGACCCTATCCTCTCCTGCGTCCCCATCCCACATGTAGGATTGAAATTCCCGAAATGTGTTTTCACAACTCTCGTGGAACTTCAGCCGCCCGGTCTGGATCAGAGTGGCCGTCAGCCGGATACCATCTAGCACAGAGTTATCAGCGTCCCAAACGGCGAATTTTCCGTGTCGGTGTATGCACTCCTTAAAGCTCGCTGCCGAAGGGTCGATGATTACACGTTCTATTTTCTTTCCGTCTGCAAACTTCTCCAGGTCCTGGTAATACTCTTCGTCAGTTTTCTGTTTTTTCTTGGCTCGACCATCGTAATAATACTCTTTCAGCATGACAGCCTCTCCCCGATAAACGCGCCACAAACCCATCGCTGTCGGGTTCATTGTCCCGTAGTCAATAGCAATGTAGTATAATCCGGGTCCATCAGGGTTTCCGTGAATAACATGCTTGTCCATGTCAAACATTGGGTAAACGAGACCATCCGCTTGGCACCACAGCCCCAAGATGTATCGGTCATAGTAAACCGTCCCAGCGTATTCCTTTTTCAGTTCCTCCACGACACGGACCGGAAGCACCCCGTCATCTATGACATAGGACTGTTGGTAAATGTCAGCGTCGCTATCCAGGAACTTTTTGAACCAATGCTCCGGGTTGTCTGGGTTGCACGTCCCGTCAAAGTGGGAGTGTTCACAGCGAAGACGGCTTTTGAGCATTTCAAAGACCTCTTGGCTCCACGTCGTAATCTCATCACCGTACACATACTCAAAGGTCGCCCCCTGAATACGGGAAACGTGCTTTTTGTTGTCTGCGCCCAGCGCATAGACTTTTTTTCCAAACAGTTCCACGGTATTATCACTGCGAATATTGCCCACGTTTCCCGGCCACCACTGACGCATAGGCTCCAAGATATTTCGTTCTAAAGTTCCGCGAGTGTTTCCCAGTAAGACGAGTAACCCTTCTCCTCTCGCGGCCTCTATCCGCTTCGGTATGGTGACAACAAAATCCAAAAAGCTCTTTCCACTGCCTGTCGCCCCTGTCTTGACGTTCCAGCGGTGATTGCAGTTTTTCAGGTATTCCAGTTGCTTTTCAGTCAATGGCACTTGGAATCCCCTCCAGCAGTTCCCGTGCTTTTTTCAGTGCGTCCGTGTCACCGGGAATTTCGGGCTTATCCCGCCACTTGTCCGGGCGGCGGTTTTTGAGCCAAAAGATCTGCGCGGTCGTGTCCGCCGGGACATGGCGGATTGTCTGGATGATCTTCGTCCCATCTTTATCAGACTTTTCGATTCTTTGTTCCTGATAGTCATACCCAAGTGCGCGTTTTAACAGCGCATTTTCCACTTGGATGTCCACAACTTCCTTGCCCTTTTTTAAGGACTCGGAAATCTTAGGGTATTTGTTCTTCCAATCGTACAAAGTTGCTGGGTTTATACCCATCTTCCCGGCCAACTGCTCGTCAGTCAGGCCATCCCTGGCCCAGCCCTCTAAGAGAGTAAGCCCATCCGGTTCCAGCCAACGTTGATATTTACCTTTTGCCACAACGGACTTACCACCCCTTTCTGCGAAATTCCCTCTTGACATTACGTCCAGTTGGCCGTATTATATTCATGTCCACTTGGACGTAAGGAGGTACAACTATGAATGATAACTTTGAATTTAAGGGTAATACAGAAGTGATCCACGGAATCACGTTCGAGGACGTGCCATCTGAAGCTCAGATATTGGCCGCGAGGCGGGCCGAGCTTGGCTTGTCCCAGCAGGAGGTAGCTGATAAAGCTCGTATTCTGCTCCGTCAGTACCAGCGCTTTGAATCGGGAGAGCGCGACCTTTCCAGCTCGTCATTCCGAATCGCCATGGCTGTGTGCGACGCTTTGGAACTGGACCCTCACCGTTTTTGCGCCCCTGTCTAAGTCTCATCCGCTCAGCTTAACTGCTGGGCGGTTTTTTATCGTGCCTGATGCACTGCGGCATAAATATTTTCAAATTATGTATTGACAATTACATATTTTATGTTATAATTGGATCACGAAACAAAGGAGGCCAAACCAATGAAGGAGCGATTTGAAGAAATGACCCTCGACCAGCTCGATGCCATCCATGATGTGATGTGCTATCTATACCCTCCTATGGAGGGCATGGATGAGACCGCCGCCCGTCTGTGGCATGACCTTGAGGATGTTCGCACCCAAAAGTTTACCGAATACCAATCCAGTGATGAGTATAAGCAGAAGTGCTCCGAGACCGACGAACTGTACAAGTCTCTTTTTAAGGGGGTGTCCCAATGACCAACCGCGAAGCTTATGTGTTCGGCTGGGTGTTCGGCCGCCTCAACGCGGAATCCAAAGAGGATATCGGAGGCGACGCTACGCTGGCCTGCCAGCGTCCCCACTCTGCCAGCGCCAAGGTGGTCTCGGACGCTCAACGGCTCGGCATCCTCAAGGGCAACCTTAACAATCAGGTGGGCGAGGCCCTGTGCGAGATAGTCAGCATCGAGCCTGAGATGGACGGCGGCTCCGAGAAGTGCCAGCCTCTGGAGATACAAGGCTCCTGGCAGCTCGGCTATTTCGCAGGCCGGGCCAAGAGGCCCCTGGCAGGGGAAGCGTTTGATATCTCCGCCGCCCGCCGGGCCAAAAAGCTGACTCAGGCCCAGCTTGCCGACCAGATGGGCGTTGACCAGGCTCTTGTCTCCCGCTGGGAATCCGGCAAGGTCAGCCCAAACAAAGACAATCTTTCGAGGTTAAAAGAGATCCTTCTTTGACGCGCCGCCCCTCCGGGGGCGGTTTTTTATTAGCCGAGAACTATGTAGTAAATTGACCAACCCGCATTATTCCGGGTAATCGTTATTGTGGTGTCATTCGTCATGTTAATGGAAGCACCATTCCCTGTGCTGTCATATATCGCACAGCTTTTACTTTCTTGCGTGATAAATGCTGGCATTCTCATGTCCACATCAGTTGGTCCAGTGAAATATGACTTAAATAGGGCCAGCTTGATTGGTTTTGATGTTACGACAGGTGAGCTATCCTCTGAAGCCCAAGATCCAGAAGCCAGAACTTCCAGCCCGCTGCCGCCGCTTCCGCCCCCGCCTACAATCATCGGCTGAATAATCATCCTGCCACACCGCCTTTCGGCGATGTGACTAAAGGAGGCGAGGAATGAGAGAAAGGGTGTAGAGGCTTGGATGGACCTCTACACCCTATATTTTCGCATGATATTCTATTTCCCCTCCCATTTTAGTGGGAGAATGAAACAAATTCTTTGAGACGATGAAAGATTACAGCCTATGTACAAACGGGAAATTAGTCCTCCCCATCAGGTAGTCCGTGCTGACTCCGTAATAGTCCGCAATCTTGTAGAGCGCATCCATAGACGGCTCCGCCTCGCCCCGCTCATAGCGCCTCAGCATATCAGGATGCAACCCCATCAACTGTGATGTGACCGTCATGCTCCGCACTGGCCGCATACTCTCCCTCAGCTTTCTCAACCTCTCCGGGAACTTGTTCAAGGGCTATCCCTCCTTCGGGCTTTCTGGCAGGGGCATCCAGTGGGTGACATTGTCTGCAATCCCAACAGCTGAATACTCATCCCAGTTGTGGCTGCTTTCGTACCATCCCGGATTTACAAAGTAGTCGTCAGAATCCTCGTCATACTGGTCGCAGCACTCCCAGTCCCAAGTGTAGTCGGAAGCATCCCGGCGCATCCCAGGCGGAACATAAAACCCCTGGCACTGGTACTTATATCCGCTGGAAGTTACGCAGAAAAGCCGAACTTCCTTCTCGGTATCCGGCAGCCTCTCCTTGACGCTAATCCACTCGCTCATGCTGTCCGCCCTCCTCCGTCTTGAAGCAGACCACCTGCACCACATCATAGACCTGTATCTCTGTGCTCTTAAATGGGAACTGTTTGCAGTGCGGACATGTTATTGTTTCGAGCATTTCTTCTTCTGACAGGTCATATCCTGTCCAATTCTGCGTAGTCTCAATGTAGGCGGCGTTGTTCTCACATTCAACGATAGGCTGTTCAATGTCGGTGTCACTTCCATCACGGAGGAAAGTATCGACCAGAAGGCACCCAATTTCTTTGCCGCATTTCTCACACTTCATTGTTCGCCCTCCCCGTCGTGGATGTTTCCTCCCAGCATCTCGCAGATAAACGCCATATTGCAGGCCATGTGTTTGTAGTGTGGAATCCCGCTCTCTGTGTCTACGCTGTCAGGCTTGTCCACAAAAGCCAGTGTGTGTCGTAGCAGGGCATTGATGTACCGGCGCAGCTCCACGGTTTTCCAGTTGCCCGGATCGTGATACTTCTGGTTCCCATACATGCGGACCTCTGCAATGTCCCGTATGATTTGTGTAGGCACAAGGTCGAGTTCCAGCTTCCCTGCGTCGGCTTTGGCTTGCTGGTCGTCTTCATAGCTCCATGTACTAATAATTACTTCGCTCATTCCGCTGCTACGCAACCACTTTTTTCAATCTTTTCCGCTTCCGGCCACAGAACCCTTATAGCCTTCGCCCTCTCCACCTCCTGCCCGGAGAAGCGGAGCTTGTCTGTAAGGTCCCAGTCACAAGGATTCGATGTCATCCTGCAAAGTTTGTTTTTGGTGCTAAATGGGCACTCAGAAACGCAAGTTCCGTGTTTAGAACAACATTCCTTGACCTCTTCCAGCGTCCAATCCTTCAACGGCTTGTCCATGTTGGCCTCCTTAATGGCCGAAAAATGGTTTTTCTCCATTTCTTTATCCATTTCTCCCTCATTTAATTGCGACCCCCGCATTTCCTCCACCACCTCATACCCCATCAGGCGGGCGGCTTCGTAGGGGTGCTCGTTCACCCATTTATTGCACTTATCTGCATTCATCCCTCTATCTATCACTGTAGAAATCTTCTGGAATAGAGGGCACTCTTTACAACGACCATCGTTTTTCCCACAGAATCTATAAGATTCTGCATTTACTATCTCCCCCGTCTTACTCCGAAACTTCATGGTCGGCCTCCTTTGGCTCTCCAACACTGCAAAAATCGTCCGGCATCATATCACGCTCAAAGTTGTCGCAGTATACGAGGTTGTCTTCCTGCCAGGAGCAGTATATGCACTCCCGGCACCTGACCACAGGAACAGCGCCGATGGTGGGAGCTTCTGAAATCCATCCTGCTACCATTTTCAAGGCATCTAGGGCAGTCATATTCAGATATGCGTTTTCGGCCATGAACACCGCAACAGCCGTGTTCAGTGCATCAGCATCAATCGGTCTCATGCTCATCCTCCTTATCCATTCTGGCACCACAGTTGGGGCGGTAGTCTGTATAAACCTGAGCTGGGACACCCTTGTAATACATTGCGTCAAATCCACATTCGGAACATACCCCGTCAATCCATCTCCCATGCCTCACCTCCGCAACGTCGGCGGCGGGTATATTCTCCAGTTCGTCCAGAAAAGAAACGTATTGGTTTGGCTCTCTCCCATAAGCCAGGGCGGCGGCAAGCGTTAGCTTCCGCACAGCCCCCCTCTCAATGTACTCAGCCATTCTTCATCCCCTCCAGTGCGGCCTGGGCTTCCTCGCGGGTCAGGAAAACGGTTTTGCCGATGTCCAAAAAGTCAAATGTTTCCGACATATCATTGTCAATGCAAAACCAGCTATCTTTTGGCGGAAGATTTGCCCGTTGTTCATCGTAAATGATGAAATGGCTCACACGCTTTTCAAGGAATTTTCCTGCATATGGATAATACACCGTTTTCCCAATTAGCCTATCCGCCTTGGCCAGTTCGCGGAGTCGGTCCGGTTCTATGCCAAGTACCTGCCCAGCCAGTTTCAGGATTGCATTCTCGCTGAATGCTTTCTCGAAGTCCTCTGGCTCCAGTCCCTTATCCTCATAGGCAGCGAGGCGGTCAATAACATCCTGCACCCGCTCACATGCGGGGTCAGCAAAAGGGCAGTCTGGCCTATCGCAGTCCTCGTTTTCACATATTGCGTGATTACCGTCGTACCACATTGTCAATCTCTTCATGCTCACCCCTCCTTCGGGCCACGTTTCAAATACTTCGGCATACACTCAGCCCACGGGCCTAAAATACGTTCCGCCTCTCCCAGCGCCTCGGTTTCATAGCTATGCGGCATCTCCTTGTCGCTGTTGACGTAGGAAAACCACATCATAGCGAGAGCTCGCTTCACCTGCTCCAGCTCCTTGTATACGGCAGTAATCCCAACATCCCCGCCATACATATCCCACTGGGCGCGCAAATCGTCCAGCTCGGCCCGCAGCTGCTCGTTTTCGGATTCTGCTTTAACTGCCCTATCTCGCATGACTCTGTAATCTTTTGCTCGGGTATTCCCCAATTCAGCAAGTACTCGCAGCTTCTCGTTTTCGGATTGGAGAGTACGGACAAGCCCAGCCGCTTCTTCAGCCCGATCCTCACCGCATACAGGTGTAAAATTGCAAAGAATACCCAAGCATACTGCGTTTATATCCAACCTCTCAATGTCCATCGCTTCCTCCTTGTGGTATAATCGTCTTGAGGTGATTTTATGAAAGACTATAAATTGGAACTCTTTTTGCTGAAATCAATTAAATCCGCTGGCTTCATCTTCGGAGACAGCTTTGATTCCGAAATGACTACCCTCATCGGGAAATTCGAGCACCCGGAAACTCTTACCCGTGCTGACAAAGAAACCGCGCTGAACATCTTCCGGGACGGCTACAAAAACCTAGAGAATGAAGCGATAGAAAACCGGGATCAACTGCGCCTAATGTTTGCGTTATGTGTTGCAAACCTGGAATTGGAGCTGAAAGATCGTGAGTAGATCCCTAAAACCATCGATAATTTAGCTCATCATCCAGCATCGACCAGAGAAAAATCTTGTCGTCTGCCGCAATCAGCCCCTCATCCTCCAGGGCAAACCGCTTGTCATAGTCGTGGACGGTATGGCCGTCTGCCTTGAACGTCACCGGGCTATCCTTGTCCCATTTGAGCATCAGCGCCCACAAGTCTGGATAGTTTTTGTGGAGCTGTCGGAGCTGTCCTACGCCCTGGTTGTGGCAGAACCAGCACCCGCCACGGGTCGCTGTGGTATAGATTGGGGAGAGCAGGTCATTTTCTTCGCACCAGCGGCGGCAATCCGCCTCTGTCCAACCCGCTTCCACCAGGGGGCTCTTTTTGCTGCCTGTCAGGCTGTGGAAGCGATTGGGTTCGTCTGCGGCGATTCCGATGTACTGGATTCCTTTGATTTTTGACAAAGCAGCCTGTTTCAAGCGGCTGTTGCACCACGGGCCTCTCTGATAGGGCCAACCATAGATTTTCCCGGCTCTGCTTTTGTTTTCGCCCTTTGCATACGTATAAAAAACATCCTGATAGCACCGATTCGCCCTGACGTGCTCCACCTCAATGCCCCACCGTGCCTTGATGATGCGGTCTGCCTTGGCCTTAAACTCCACCATCGGCGGCAGGTCTGCGGGGATGGCGTCCGTAGCCCAAACCTCAGCGTGCACGATGCGGTCAAGGGGCCAGCCCAGTTGCTCGATAGCGCCCAGGCAGGCCAATGAGTCTTTGTCAGCTAACCATAGCTGAGAGATAAGATATGCTCAGCCACGGGTTGCATCACCATCCTCTCCCTCCGGCGGGCGGCGGTATAGGTTGTAGTCTACGCCCATACCACTAATAGGCACATAGACCGTATGCCACCCTCTGAAAATGATTTTGTCCTCTGTGACAGCCTTGATAATATGCCATCCGCTTTGTAGCAATGGGTCAAATACTTTCAGATAAGCGGGCTTGTCTTTCATTTCCCGCAACTGCTCCATCGTCAGCGCCTCGTTCAGCGAGGTGAGGGTGGGCGCATGGACCACCATCTGCATAACGCACCGCAGGATCGATTTTTCCGTTTCGTCCTCGGTGTCGTTGTACCATGACACAAGCGCATTATTTAGCGTATATGCGTCAATCGGTCTTAACATTGGTTAGCGCCTCCATTCTCTCCACCACCATCTGCACGGCCTCGTCCGTCATGGGAGACATGCAGTATGGACAAAAGTTGTACTCATTAGCACGAGATTTCAGTTCTAACCTGTTGCATTTGGAACACTTGCAACTAATTGCTCCAGTGGATTTCCACTCACCCCTCCACACCTTCTCCACCTGCTCCCGGCTGACGGGGCGGAGGGCGGATATGGCGACATCCAAGCCTTGTAAAAATTCAGCAACCCGTACCGCATTCCCATTGATTTCAATGCCTCTTTCAAGGCGCAACGCCTTAATCGCTTCTTCCCGCGTCATCATGGCTGGTTCTCCCTCCTGTTCCACTTCTCCACCATCTGGTTGACAGCCTCGCCCATGTCAAAGCAACAGTTGGCATTCGGATTGACCGTCATCTTGGTTTCCAACCCACACCCAGGACAGACGATAGAAAACTCGTAAGCCACATAGGCCATTCCGTTCATCTTGCACAGGATAACATCACTTCCGCAATGTGGGCATTTCTCCAGCTTAATCATTCCATCCCCTCCGGCATCTCCATCTCCTCCGCTCACTCTTCCTTGATACGAACAGGGAGAACCATTTTAATGTCCTCCTTGTTAGTGCGGAGAAGAATAGGCTCTATATTACTGCGAAACTCCAAAATAACGGGCTGTCTGAAGCTCTCTCCGGCAGATATTTTTGCTGCCTGCAAAGCCGCCAGAAGGTAATTTCCATTGAAGCCAATCCGGTACTTTACCTCACTTGTCGGAATCGCCTTTTCCCACTCAAATCCGCTGTCCTGCGGCTGGGTATAACCGAAAGAAAACCCACAACACCGAATCACAGCCTCTTTCCCGTCCTCGGTCAGAGAGATGGTTGCGTACTGCTTGTTTGGGAGTTTGGTATTGCTCTTGATGGACGCCACAAAATCCTCGTCGCAATCGCTGACAACAGAATGTTCTACGGACATCCGGTATCCATCAACAGCCATTGCTACAACCTGATTGTCTGGCGCATGAAACTCTAGCTTTATGTATTGGTTGCAAGGTCGATGGTCATTATCACTCACAAAAGACTTTGTAGCCGCAATCAGGCGGTTCAAGTCGTTAGTGTAAATCTTTGCAGACTTCATGCTTCTTCCTCCAATTTCTTTAATTCCTCCGCGCTCAGGATCGGCGCTCGGGTGTTCCAAAGCAGTGAGGCGTTTTTTGCAGCAACATCCTTGCCAAACCCAGCTTGACGGACTGTCTCCGTGCAGCACTCACAGTAGATGGTGCAGACATCGTAATACTCACCGAAACGCTTTTTCTTATCTTTCTTGAACGACATAACAATGCGATTGTGATTGTCATTTCCGCAATGTGCGCACGGCACCAGCACCCCCGCCTCCGTCAGCCGTCGAGCCGCCTCGTGATCGCCCAACAGGGCTAATTTGATGTCATCCATTTCTCAGCCTCCATGAGCCGCCACCCACTGTCCATAGGTCATCCCATGTGCCTTTGCCTCCCGGTTCACCGAGATCAGTCCCTGCTTCGGCTTCTTCCGTTCCACCCGAACGACCGGCTCTTTGGGAGCAATATTCTGCTCTTGCTTGAGCTTTTTCTTGCACTCCCCGCAATACCAAACGTACCGGGCCTCTGTCTCAAACTCCTTCCCGCATCGCTTACAGGTCACTGTTTTCATTTTTTACTGCCTCCAGTATTTCGATCTCCACCCTGGGCCGCTTTTTATCCACCTGAAACTCGTCGCTGAACCCGGCGATATTGGCCCAGCCGTCATTCCTAATGACTTTCATGCTCACCAGCGTGTCCTGGATCATCTTCCGGCCAAAGGAGGATATGTTATCCTTGTCCCGCCTGCGGTCCTTCTCGATCCAGGTGTAGCGCATCCAAACAGGCTCCCGCAACGGGCCTTTCACCTGCCTGCGCAGCACAGCCGCTATGTCCCGCTGGCACTTGCGCTTGAGCGCCGCCCCCTTCTGCCGGTGTGCCCGCTCCGCCTCTATGTATTCGTTCAGGCCAGGCAGTGTAAATGGGATGACCAGCTTCATTCCCCGATCACCACCCGCAGCAGCGCCACCGCCAGTTTGATGCGCTCCGCCGCGTCCAGATAGTCCTTCCCTGTGGCGGAGAGCAGCGCGATATCCGCCTGCCGTTTGGCCTCATCCAGCACCCGCCGCCTTGCTTCGTTTCGCTCCATCTAATTTCATCTCCCAGGTATATACTTTTCGGTCCCCTGTTTTTGCCATAAAAAACCGCTTGTCACATTCGTTAAAGTCCAGCCTCACAAGACCAAGCTCTCCAAATTGCCGATTTTTCATCACCGTCAGGACGGTGGAGCAGTCCTCTGTTTTCTTTTCCTCCGGTACTCGTTCCACTTTAAGCACGTTGTCAGCAAGGTTCGTCACATCCACCGATCCGCCTACATCATCCGCCTCAATAGTGTCTTTCCCTGTCTTCCGGGGATGGGCCACCAGATGAACGTGTACGCCTTTCCCTTCCGCAAACGCCTTTAGCCGCTTTACAAACTTGCTCTGTGCCTGCCAGACCCCTAACTGTGCTTCTTGCTTGAGCGCTGCGGTCATGAGGTTATCCACCAGGAATGTGTCGCAGTTGTACCGCCGCCTGGCGTACTCGAACAGGTTCAGGATGTTGTCCTCATCGTGGGCGTTGTCCTTGCGGATGTCGGTCAGGAACAGGCATCCACGCCACCACTCGTCAATAGCTTCCCTGGCCTCGTCCTTTACTGTATAGAATTTCCGCTCAGTACCAGGTACCGTATCCGCGCATACATAGCGGTAACCAGCTGCCTGCTGAAGCATCGACAGCTTAAATTTATTCGCCGGGGTTTCTCCCGAATAAACACATACCCGGTGGCTTTGATTGACCGCATCCAGAAGGATCTGCCCAAGAAGTGTGCTCTTTCCCTCTCCCCGCTTGCCGGTCCAAACAGATAATTCTCCGGCGGAAAACCCGCCGATCATATTGTCCAAGTCTCTGATCCCAGAAAGCACGCGGTTCGCGTCCCGTTTTACTGTCGTCTCCACTTCCGCCAAGTTCAAGAGCCCCTGCACCGGCATCTCACTAGCCATAAACAACAGCTTACCGATGTCACTGTGTCCATAACGTTCTATGTATTCCCGCATACTTTTACAGCCTTTGAACGCAGCCTCCGTGGGCAGAAGAACCGGCATCTGCCAGCGGTTGGACAGCTCTTCCGCGGCCTCTGCCCGCTCCGGGCTGGGAGGCGCCGCCATAAAGATATACCGCCACTGTTGCGCCCATTGGGCGGCTGGTCCTACTTCTTCCCAAGATGCGAGGACCGCCTTACTTACGGCGTTTACCGTCACCGCCTGTACGTCCTCTGGGTCCAGGCACCACCACAGCCCCATCGGGTCTGACGGGTCCATGAATTCCGGCCTATACAGTAGGACGGTCTCACCCGAGTATCTTGTCCCAGTAGTCTGAGCCACTTTCTTTGCCTCCCCTTCCCTTGTCTTGCTCTCTGGACAGCCAGTTGACGATAAACTTCCCAATCCCTCGCCGCGTCTTCCGCTTCGTTTTGTTCACTAAGAGCCAGCCCCGCATTTCCCGAAGCTCCTGCTTGATGTCAACAGCCGGATAGAGCTGTTCCCACTCCTGCTCCTGTTCCTGCGATACCAAGTATTCCGTTCCATCGTTCAAAGGCAGCCGGATAACGGGCGGGGGCCCGCCCGAAGCGGGCTCCACGCCTATATTATTTCTGTTCTGTTCTTTTCTGTTCTGTTCTTTGTCTAAATCTTTAAGGTTTTGACCACAAACCTTAAGGTTTTCGGCGTTATCTTTACTGGTAAGCGGGAAAAGAGTAAGCTTTTTAAGAGTAGCCTCTGTTATGTCTTTGCGGGAAGACATATCCAACAGAAAATACTCCTTGATCATTGGGATACTGTCCCGGCTATTCCCTACGATCCGGAGGAATCGCCGTTGTATCTCTGACGATGTCAGCACGCCGAACGAGTCAAAAACCCTCTTATCAAAAAGAGAACGTCTGACCAACCCCTGCACAACTTCGCCTATAAGTCCAGGACTGCAACCACCATCCACACCCGCGCCAGCAGACATTAGAAGGCAATCGTCGTTATCCCACTGTTTGTAATACCCGCTTGTCCGATAGATCTCATTGAGGATCAGGATAAAGATATAAACGCCTTGTATCCCAAATTCGGCCCGAATCAGCCGTATCTTTTTATTCTCAAAGAAATCTACATCAATATTCCAGTAATCTACGCCGTCCTTATACCGGCGTTCCATAGCTCACCTCAAAACGGAAGGGTGTCTCCGTCGTCATCTTCTTCCATTTCAGTAAACTGAACGCCCTCACTGATATACGGTTCCTGGTCGCTCTTTTTTAGATAGAAAATACAATCCTTGGTAACTCCATCGTCTGTGGTATAGTGCTTGATCGCCATCACGCAGCTCCTGCCGACCAGGTCATCCAGCTCAAACTCGTCATCCTTTGGGATGCCAAGCGCGTTGGCGTACTTCCCGATCTTCTCCATCGGCCATTCTCCCGTTTCTCTGTCCCGGTAGAACTGCTTGAACTTGTGCTTGTTCTGGTACGCCTGCTCGATATCGCCGCGAACGACAAATTCAAATTTGATGCACTCTGTGCCGTTCTTGGTCTCCGTCTCGTAACAATCCTTGACGTAGACTTCATACTCTCCTGCCCTCATCAGGTCTTGATCGTTGGCATAGCTTTTAAACGCCATATCGTTTCCACTCCCTTTCTTCGTCCATGCCCCAATAGCGTTTATACTCGTCTATTAGGCTGTGTTCCTGTAAAAAACGGATGAATTGTGTGATCGTGTCTTCGATGGGCGGAAAATCCCCTCTGCGGTAGCTCTCCCGATAACAGAAGGCCCCATCGAAGATCAAATAGTCGAACCGGCTCGCACTTGGAATCAGATGCAGATACATGGGGTGCTGCGGGCTGTGTTGATATTTCCCGTACTCATATCGGGTGACCCGCTTGATGTCGTAGATGATCCCGGCCTTGACATAGTCGCAGACCCCATAGAGAACAAGGTCTAGCCCTCCGATAGACAGCTCGCCAGATACTGGCACTTGCGCTTGGCCTCCCCTGCATATCCGGGCAAACCTTGCCACCGCCCTTGCCCGCTTGTCATCCTTCCGGTCTAATTTCTCTCCGGCGACGGTCCGGTTGATGTCGTCCTCAAACTGTATCCCCTTTTTCATGGCCTCTGTGAGCGGCTGTTCCTCTCGGCGCAGGGCCGAGAGGAAGGATGCCCAGCTTTTGTCCGCCCACAAGTCATCCGCATCCAGGAAGTGCTGCCAGTTACTGAGCAAGCTTTGCGTCATCCAGTAGGACATAGCACTTGGCCTCCTTGTCCCATCTAAGCCCGGCTTCGTCCAGCTTGCGCTTGAACGCCCCTCTGAGCTCGGTCTTGCTGGTCAGGGCATGGGCCAGGCCCTCGATGACCGATTGCGCCGCAAGCGCCGTGCCGGGGTCTGTGATCTTGTTGATCGCGTCCAGCCCGGCCTCCATCGCGCTTTGATAGGCTTCCCTCTCTCCGCTGTACCGTTCCATCTCCTGGTCGATGCTGGCCTGGGCGGAGCGGAACAGGTCGGACAGGAACGTGTTCTTCTGGCCGTCTTTGAGCTCCGGGACCGCCTTCACGCCGGACACGCCGAAACAGCCCTTCGCAAAATACTCTTCCGTGGGGGAAAACCCGATCATCCGCTTGTTGCCCATCATGAACATATGCCCGCCGAAATCAGCCGGTGTCCACACGATGTCCTTTGTAGACCCCTCGCAGGACAGGCGGGTCTGGACCGAATCCCCCTTGACCTGCTCTGTGGTGTGGAACACGACCACCAGATGCTTTTTATCTTCGTTCCGGATTTTCCAGCACAGGCGGTCAAACTCTGACTTGATCACGCCGTACATAGCTCGTCCGTCTTTGGCTGCCTTCGCGTCCTGCTTCTTGGCCCACCCCTTCATGAGCTGGACCAGCGTTCCGCCTGTATCAATGACTGCCGTTTCTGCTTCTTTATATTCTTGGCTTTCCATGTCCTCCAGTAACTCGTCGTAGCTGGAAACATTCGAGGTCACACAGCGGTGCTCTGCTTTTACGCGGGCTACTCCATTATCTGTGTCGAACAGGAACGGCTTCGGTGCGGACAGCGCCAGGGTCGTCTTGCCCAATCCGGGCTGTCCGCTGATGATGCACATGAACTTTTTTCCGCTGAAATCCAGCTCATTCGGCTTCTTCACTGCCATCTTCGTCATCTCCCATATGTTCTCTGTAGTTCATTTTCGCGTCAGGAGGCTCAAGCTCCTGCTCTGGCAACAAAAACCGTTGCCCGGCCCCATTGTAGTAATACATAGATACCTCCTTGTATTTTGGAGAGGACGTGCTATAATAGTCATGGATTCGCACATCCCCTCTTCTGCCGCCCCTCGGTCTGCTACACCGGGGAGCGGCGCTTTTTATTGTTCCACCCATTCCCCGCACATGATGTTGTCCGGTTTGTTTTTTGCCCGAATGGTGCGGTATTCCCGGTTCGTGACCTTAACACGTAGACCGGCATAGATACCATATCCACCGCCAGCCTCGATGCCCTCGCCAGCCTTGATGCCCTCGCCAGCCTCGATGCCACCGCCAGCCTCGATGCCCCAGCT